CTGCTTATTCTCATTTAATTGAAACACTGGGTTTGCCAGAAACAATGTACAATCAATTTATGGAATATGATGCGATGAGACAAAAACACGATTATGTGTTAGACATTTCTGGTAAAAACACAACAAAAGAAAATACAGCTACACACATTGCTGTATTTTCTGCATTTACCGAAGGTATGCAATTGTTTAGTTCATTTATCATGTTACTTAATTTTCCACGCCACGGTAAAATGAAAGGTATGGGACAAATTGTTACCTGGTCGATTGTAGATGAAACCATGCACACCGAATCTATGATTAAACTATTTAAAACTTATATCAGTGAAAATCCAGAAATATGGAACGATACGCTTAAAGCTCAAATCTATACAATAGCAACAAGAATGGTAGAATTAGAAGAAAAATTTATTGATCTAGCGTTTGAGATGGGAGCAATGGAAGATCTAACAGCAGAGGATGTAAAACAATACATTAGGTACATAGCTGATCGTAGATTAATTTCAATGGGTATGAAAGGTATTTTTAAAGCTAAGAAAAATCCGTTACCTTGGGTAGAAGAAATGATTAATGCACCAACTCATACAAACTTTTTTGAGAATCGGGCTACAGATTACGCTAAAGGTGCATTATCTGGTAATTGGGAAGATGTTTGGGGTAAAGCAGCTTAATGGAGTAAAAATGCAGAACAAAAAGATTGGTTAGTTCAACAAATGAGCCTCGATTTCACTAAGGAGTTTGTTAGTTAAGGACTACATATTAGGTAGGATGTAATATGAAGATAGTTCCAGTTAATAACATAATAATTATTCAAGACTTACTTGATACAAAAGCTAGAAAAGAAAAAGAGTTGTTTTTTTACAGTGAGGAGCTTAAAAAGCTACAAGAAAAAATGAAATGGCTTAGGGCTGAAATAAAACTTACAGAAGAAATTATTATTATGATCGAGCATGAAAAAATTATCAACATTAAAGATATGATTAAAAAAGGAGAAGAATGAATACTACTTTGACAGCCACAGAGGCACTTAATACAGCAGTAGCAGGAGTATTAGGACGTATGATGATAGGCGTATTTGCAACAATGGTCGCAGCCGGACTTTTATCAGCTTCAGGACTTGTGCCGGTTCTGTTCTCGGGCGTGGTGGGTTGGATTATAGTTTTTTTACCATTAGTAATGAGTCTAGGGTTAATGTGGAAAGGTGAAAGTTTATCAACAGAAGGAATTAAACTTTGGTACTTTGCGTTTGCAGCAGCAATGGGATTAAGTTTAAGTCTACTATTTTATATTTTTACTTCTGCTTCCATAGTAATGGCTTTGCTTGGAACTACGGTTAGTTTTGGTGCTCTAGCTGCTTGGGGTTACTTTACTAAACGTGATATTTCAGGCTGGGGTTCTTTTTTATTTGCGGGGGTAATTGGATTAATTGCTGCTGGACTTTTAAACATTTGGTTAGAATCTTCTGCTCTACAAATGACGCTAAACGTGCTTACAATCGTCATATTCCTTGGTTTAACAGCCTATGACATGAATCGCATTCGGGATATGTTTTGGTCGGCTTCTAGCGCCGAAATTGAAAGGATGCAGTGGTTCGGAGCACTTTCTCTTTACATTAATTTTATTAATATTTTTGTAAGTATACTTCAATTGTTCGGTAATAAAGAATAATGGCTTACTCAGACAAAGTTATCGATCATTACGAGAACCCTCGCAATGTAGGTTCTTTTAATAAAAATGATTCTGATGTTGGTACTGGCATGGTTGGAGCACCTGCTTGTGGTGATGTAATGAAGTTACAAATAAAAGTAAATGAAGATGGAATTATTACTGACGCACGATTTAAAACATATGGGTGTGGTTCGGCGATAGCGTCTAGTTCATTGGTCACGGAGTGGGTCAAGGGTAAGACGCTTAAAGAAGCAGGAGAGATTAAAAATACTGATATCGCCAACTCGTTATCGCTTCCGCCCGTTAAGATACACTGCTCCATATTGGCAGAGGATGCGATTAAGGCTGCTATAGCTGATTATAAGGATAAGTATGTTAAATATAACTCAGAGTGCGCATGCACAAATTAATTCTATCCTTTCTGATGATAATTCAAAATATGTAAGGGCTTTTGTGAAAGGAGGTGGTTGTAGTGGATTTCAGTATGGTTTTACACTTGAAGATGATAAAAATGAAGATGATTTTGTAATTGAAAACTTGTTAGTCGATTCCATGAGCATGCAGTATTTTGATGGTGCTACTATTGATTATAAAACAGATAAGCTTCAAGGCTCTTCTTTTGTAATTTCTAATCCAAACGCAAAAACTACTTGTGGTTGTGGTTCTTCTTTTGCTACCTAGATTCAAGATACAAATGAATAAAACATGCTTGAGATTATCTATCTTTTAGTGTCTACCCACATTACTATAGTGTGTGTAACACTTTATTTACATAGAGGACAGGCACACAGAGGATTTTTATTTCATCCTCTTATAGAGCATTTTATGAGGTTTTGGCTATGGTTTACAACCGGTATGGTAACAAAGGAGTGGGTAGCTGTTCACAGAAAACATCATAGGTTTTGTGAACAGCCTGGAGACCCTCACTCACCTCATATTCACGGAATTTGGAAAGTACTTTTTTCGGGAGCTTTTTTATATGCAGATGCCACCAATGATAAAAAGATGGTTCAGTCTTATGGTATTGGTACTCCAGATGATTGGATCGAAAGAAATATATACACAAAATACTCGCTACTAGGAGTAATGATTTTACTCATTATTAATACTTTATTATTTCATGGGTGGGGTATAGTTATTTGGTTAATACAAATGGCCTGGATTCCATTTTGGGCTGCTGGGGTAGTAAATGGTGTAGGTCATTTTGTGGGATATAGAAATCATTCTACAAAAGATAAGTCTAAAAATATTATACCTTTTGGGTTTATAATTGGTGGTGAAGAACTTCACAACAATCACCATCAATCTCCAGGTTCTCCAAAACTTAGCAATAAGTGGTGGGAATTTGATGCTGGATGGATGTGGTATAAATTCTTTAATAAATTTGGATTGATAAAACTTAATAATGAAACAAAAATTTATTGATGCTCATATGAAAGTAGCTGAAGTATATGCTCAGCTATCTCACGCAGTAAGATTAAAAGTGGGTGCTATTGTTGTAAAAGATAATAGAGTAATAAGTATCGGCTATAATGGAACTCCTGCTGGTTGGGATAATTGCTGTGAGGAGTATGAGTTTATAATGGAAGGGCCAGATACAGATTATCAAACAATGGTTGACGGGGGTTATACTTTTGGTGCTGATAGGGATACTGTAGGTTATGTTAAGTCAACTACAAAGCCAGAAGTTATTCACGCTGAGTCCAACGCTATAGCTAAATTAGCCAAGAATCACGAATCGGGTGATCAGGCAACAATGTTTATTACACACGCTCCCTGTATCGAATGTGCTAAGTTAATTTTTACGGCAGGTATTAAATCTGTTTTTTATAGAAACACTTATAGAGATAAAAGTGGTATAGAGTTTCTTAAAAAATGTAACGTAGAGGTAAACCAAGTATAATGCAAAAACAGTTTACATGCGCAAGTTGTGATGGTGAATTTAAAATTAAACACTCAATGGACGATTCATATTATGAAGTTAACTTCTGTCCTTTCTGTGGAGCTGAGATAGAAGAAGAAGAAGACGATGACGAAGATGAGTACGACGAATGAAGAATGTTTTTGGACGTTCGCTGGAAATGAAGTAAAAGAAATTCCTGAGGGAGCTTATGGTTTTGTTTATATCATAACAAACCTTATCAACGGTAAAAGATACATAGGAAAAAAGTTCTTTTACACATCAAAAAGAAAACAAGTTAATAAAGTTCGTAAGCGCTATAAGGTAGAAAGCGATTGGAGAGAGTATTGGAGCTCTTCGGACGAACTTAAGGCTGATATAGAAAAATTAGGAAAAGAAAACTTTTATAGAGAAATCATACATTTCTGTGACTCTAAAGGTGTTACTAATTATTTAGAGGCTAAAGAACAATTTCAAAGAGCTGTTTTAGAAAATAAGGAACAGTGGTATAATACTTGGATTATGGTCAGGGTCAGTAGAAGCCACTTAAACAAACTTTAATGTTTTTTGTTTTTCTTTTATCCTTTTCTGCAATACTGCTTTCAGCAGTAGCTGCCTACTATTCTATAGTGGGTTTAGTTGCTATCTTTCCTACAGCTGCCTGGCCAATTATAATAATGGGTATCAGTTTAGAATTTTCTAAACTTGTTTGTGCTTCTTGGCTTTATAGAAACTGGAAAACCTCTGCTCTGTCTATGAAGTATTATTTTATGACAGCAGTTGTTATCCTATCGTTCATAACCTCAATGGGAATCTTTGGTTTCTTATCGAAAGCTCATTTAGATCAAACTACTATTGGTTCAGATTCTTCTATTGAACTTAAAATAATTGAAGATGAAATACTTGGTGAAAAGAAAAGGATAGAAAATGCTCAAAGATCTCTTACTGCTCTCGATCGACTGGTTGATCAAAGTGATGTTGACGCCGCTATTAAGATACGCAATTCGCAAGCAGGGGAACGTAAGCGACTGGTTTCTGAAATTAGTTCTGCGAATACAGCTCTTAAGGATCTCAATACTAAAGCAAGTCCGCTTAGAAAAGAATCAAAACGAATTGCTGCTGAAGTTGGACCTATCAAGTATATCGCTGATCTTATCTACAGAGAATCGACTGAAAGCACACTTGAAGCTACTGTTAGAGCGGTAATTATTTTAATAGTTATAGTGTTTGATCCACTAGCGATTATTCTTCTTGTTGCAGCTAATAGGGAATATAAATTACTGCCTATAAAAAATACTTTCGAAGAAAAAAGAACTAAAAAAATTATAGAAGATTATTCTCGTAATCGAGATAATAAAAAAGTAACTTTAGACAAAAGCAAGATCTATGAAATACCTTCAGACATCTTAGAAAAAGTATTTAAACGTAAAAAGTAACAGTTGATTTTTATTTTTATTTTAGTATAATCGGGTAGTCTAACTTAAGGAAATAAATTGATCATTGTAGATTACTCTCAGACCATTATTTCAAATTTAATGGCTGAGTTAAACGGTCAAAAAGATGTAGACTTAGAAGTAGATCTTCTAAGACACATGGTTATAAATACGATTAGAAGCCACTATACGAAGTTTAAAGATGAGTATGGTGAGTTGGTTATTGCCTGCGATAGTAAAAAATATTGGCGTAAAGAATATTTCCCTTATTACAAAGCTAACCGAAAAAAGCTTAGGGAAGAGTCTGGATATAATTGGAACTTAATTTTTGATACTATTAATTTACTTAAACAAGAACTTAAAGATCACTTTCCATATAAGGTAGTAGAGATTCTCGATGCAGAAGCAGATGATATTATTGCTTCGCTCTGTAAGTGGTCTCAGGATAACGACTTACAACTTAGGGGTTTAATTTGGGAACCTAAACCAGTTTTAATTATTTCAGGCGACCACGATTTTCTTCAACTACAAAAGTACGAAAACGTCAGTCAATATTCTCCAATACAAAAAAAGTTTGTTAAGGCAACTAAAAAATCCTCTGAGATAGTTTTAGAACATATTCTTAAAGGGGACAAAGGCGATGGTATTCCAAACGTACTAACATCAGACGACTCAATTGTAAATGGAATAAGACAAAAACCTCTGTCATCTAAAAAACTATCTGAGTGGGTTGGTGATCCAATCTCTATGCCTCGGGATGATAATTTTATTAGAAATTTTCAACGAAATAAAACTCTTGTAGACTTATCACAAATACCTTCAAACGTTGAAAACGAAATACTAAATACATTTACAAACCTAGAATTAAAAGACAAATCTTTACTTCTGGATTATTTTATTAGCCATAAAATGAAAAATATGATTGATTTATTAGAGGAATTTTAAATGTCCCAATATCTTGTTTCTGAAGTCTTTAGTATGGTTGAGAAAGCAAAAAGTAAAGATGAAAAGGTTGCTATTTTAAGAAAGAATAATTTTCTAGCACTTATTGCGCTTTTACAGCTTTGTTATCATCCCGGTAAAAAATTACTACTTCCAGAAGGTACTCCTCCTTACAAAAAAGAAGAAGACAAACCTATTGGATATCATCAAACGACTCTTACTTTAGAGTTAAAGCGTTTTTATATCTGGATTGATCCTAACGTAAATGTTCCTCGCTTAAAAAAAGAAGCCCTTTTTATAGAGATGCTAGAGGGCCTTCACTATACCGAAGCAGATGCACTTTGTGCTGCTAAGGATTCGAGACTAACGTCAATCTATCCTTCCCTTACAGAAGATCTAATTAGAGAAGCACTCCCTGATATCCTTCCTCCTAAAGTTGAAATAAAGGAGGAACCTAAACCAAAAAAGTCTTCTTCCAAAAAGTCAAAAGTTACTACAGAAGCTTCTTTGTAAAAAAAGAAATTATTGTTGATGAATGGAAAGTAAAAGGAGAAGCTTTAAATAGAATCTCCGATTTTTCTAAAGTAACTTTTACTAATAAGTTACGATTGAAAAAATATACAAAGTGAGTTATGATATAGTTTTACATAATGGGGCATTTCGTGGGACTAATTTATACATCTGTAAAATCCAAGTGGTCTAGTAAGAAAAAAGTACATCCTTATTCTAAAGTAAAAAGGGACTTTATTACTTCTGTAGCTATTCCTCACATCAAGCCTTTTGTTAGAGAAACTTCTAATAGCGATATACCAAGTCATTCATCAAATGGATATGCTTGTGGTGCTAGAAAAGAGGATAAGGTTTATACTGGTGACAAAATGATTGGAATTGGTACATTGCATAAGTCAAATGCAGTACCTGTTTTTTGTAACGATGAAGCCGTAGCAATGGCTAAGATGAGAAGAGGTTAGATTATGGTAAGAGACGATGTTAGTAAAAAAAGAATTAAAAAAGCTTTGGAAGAGATTAGTGATTCTATGACTCGCACAGAGTCGGATAGGTGTCTAATTAAAGAGATTGTAAAAGATGTATGTGAAGAATTTCAAATTAATAAAAAGACTTTCCGTAGAATGGCTAAAACATACCACAAAAGAAATTTCTCTGTGGAAGTTGCTTTAGATCAAGAATTTGAAACTATGTACGAAACTATAACCAACGAAACAACTCTATCTCAATCAAATGAGAGTGGTGTTGAAGAAAGTAAAGATGGGTCCATTATACATTTTAGAGTATAAAGAACGAGACTCTAGGGGTAGGGAAAAAAACTCCAAGCATGTGGGAGTTTTTAAAACTATTGACGACTTGGAAAAAAAGAAGGCTGAGATATTGCATACTTTAACTAAGCAAATATCTTTTCAAGTATACGTTTCGGAAAAGGTATTCTAATAAATAAACATATGCCACGTTATACATTTTTGAATACTGACACATATAAAGTCGAAGAGCACTATTTTGGAATCACTCACTACGATAGCTTTGTGAGTGACCATCCCCACCTTCAAAGATATCACGAACCAGGACAAGCAGCAAACTTGGGAGATCCTGTTCGTTTAGGTATCAGAAGAACTGATGACGGTTTTCGTGAAGTTTTATCAAAAATCAACGCCAACAATTATAAAAGCAATTTAAAAAACAAATTGTCCAGAAAATGATTAGAGGCATTTTTTTTACTTTACCCAAAAAGACCAATAGCGCTGAGCTCTGGTCTTTTTTTATTTCCAAAGAGGGTTTCGATGGCAAGAAGAAAAGCAGTTCAATTAAAAGAGGACCATCCTAATAATAACAATCAACTAACCCACCTAACAGTAGTAAGTAACAAATTAAGGCTTAAATTAGAAGATTTAAAAACAATAGAACCCCTAACAGAAAATCAAAGGAAATTTTTCGAGCTTTATCAAAACACTTCAATTTTACTTCTTCATGGTGTAGCAGGAACAGGCAAAACCTACATAGCTCTTTACAAAGCTATTGAAGAAGTTCTCGAAAAAACTAACAATTTCAAGCAAGTAGTAATTGTTAGATCAGCAGTCCCGTCAAGGGAGATCGGTCACCTACCTGGTGATGAAAAAGAAAAGACAGAAGTCTACCAACAACCTTACATTCAAATATGTGATGATCTTTTTAGCAGAAAAGATGCATATCAAAGACTCCAAGAACAGCATTGTATAAGCTTTATGATTACATCCTTTGTACGAGGAATTACACTCGATGATTCTATTATCATTGTGGATGAATGTCAAAACATGACTGATATGGAGCTAAATAGTATTATTACCCGAGTAGGGGATAGATCAAAAATTATTTTTTGTGGTGATTTTAGACAGACAGATCTTTACAAAAAAACTGATATGTCTGGTTTAAAAAAGTTTATGGTAATAGCAGATATGATGCCTTCTACAAAAACTATTGAATTTGATGTAGAAGATATCGTTCGTTCCCAACTTGTTAAAGAGTATATCATTGCTAGAATGAAATACGAAGAGCAATACATTAATTAGGAGATTTAGATGCAACTTTCAGCAAATTTTACACTGAGTGAGATGGTTAAAAGTGAAACCGCACTTAGGTACGATATGAACAATACACCCGGAGATTCGGAGATTGAAAACCTCAAGGTATTGTGTGAGAAGGTTTTGCAACCGGTTAGAGAGCATTATGGAAAAGGTGTAAAAGTTAATTCAGGTTTTAGGCATCCGGAAGTTAATGCTAAGGTAGGTGGATCAAAAACATCAGACCATTGTAAAGGTCAGGCTGCTGATATTGAAATTCCGGGTGTAGCTAATGCAGACCTAGCAGAGTGGATTAAAAATAATTTAGATTTTACTCAATTAATTTTAGAATTCTACACTCCAGGTGTGCCCGATTCGGGCTGGGTTCATGTATCATATGACTCAGCAAACTTGAAAAAACAAGTTATGACTGCTATGAAAGAAAATGGTAAAACGGTTTATAAACCAGGATTGATAGCATAATTGAACTTAAGAGTATTTAATCACATAAAGCATGATTTTCCAAAACTGGAACGCTCTACCAAGGATGGTGTACGAACTTACAAAACACCATCGGGTAGAGCCTATCCATCCGTCACAACCGTTACATCTCTGCTTAGCAAAGATTCCATCAAGGAGTGGAGAGAGAAGGTTGGAGCAGAAGAAGCAAATAAAATCACAGCCAACGCCTCTAGAAGAGGAACAAGAATTCACGGTATATGTGAAGACTATCTCTCAAACGAAACATACACAGTTACTTTTGAAGACAAACAGCTCTGGAAAGACATTAAACCTTTTATTGATAGCATAGATAATATACATGCTTTAGAAAGTTCATTGTATTCCGATCATTTAGAAGTAGCTGGAACAGTTGATTGTATTGCTGAGTATGAGGGTGAATTGTCTGTAATAGATTTTAAAACTTCTGCTAAGAAAAAAGAAAAGGAATGGATTTCAAACTATTTTATGCAATGCTCTGCTTATGCGGTAGCCTTTGAGGAACTAACTAAAATTTCCGTATCGAACATAATTATTATTATGGGTGTAGATCACGAAGGTGGGTTTGTATTCAAAGAATCTAGGGATAATTGGATAGATAAATTTAAGGACCTTAGAAAGCAGTATAAAGCCGCGTATAACGTATAAAGTAACGTTGACATAAATAAATAAATTAGTTATAATAATAATATGATCGTATGAAGTTTATTGAAAGGTGTTCTGGACGGGGGTGCGAATCCCCCCACCTCCACCAAAAGCATATTTGCAGACCGTGCCACTCCTAGTTAAGGTAAGTACTGCAGGACGGAGTATGCTTCTGATGGGGGTGAATAGTTTCGACAGGGCAATGAGTAGAGAGATGGACGATCCGGCAATGTGAAAGCCGTAGGGTTGAGACTTCTCGGCCAAAGAAACAAAACGTTAAACGCAAACGACGAAAGATTTGCACTGGCTGCCTAAGCGGCATGTCGGAGTTTTTCTGGTTGAACTTGGCAACAGAATCAACCAGATCAAATTAGTAAGTCTTTGCCTGGTAGCTATCTCCCAAACCATTTAATAGGTTGGCTTAGATAGTTTTGATGGTGACGAGCTGATGTGGAGTAGTTAACTTTTATTTAAAACTAAGGAAATAAAATGAAATCAATTATCGCCGCTGTAGTCGCTTCTACTTTTACCATTGCAGCTTTTGCTCAGGCTCCTGCTAAGCCGGCTGAGAAAAAAGATGCTCCGAAAGCTGAAGTCAAGAAAGACGAAAAGAAGAAGTAATTTATAAGGTTTGGGTGGACCTTAAAACCACCCACCTTTACACACATACACAAAGGAGAAGTAAACATGAGTAATATGACACCGTTCGAGATTCGCCTTGAACTGTTAAAAATGGCGCAAACAATGCTGGAGCAAGATTATTATGGTAAACGTGAACTCATTGGTAATGACTGGCAAGTGAAAGTAGAAAACGCCAGGCATGCAGGCCAAGTACCTCCAGACCATCCTGGCTTTCCAGCCTACCCTTCTGAAGCTGAAATTATTACAAAGGCTCAAACTTTAAATGGCTTCGTTTCTCAAATTCCTGTAGATCAAAAGACTACAACCAAGAAGTAATCTAACGACAAGGGGATGGCTTAACCGCCATCTCCCCTAAGAAGGAGAACAAATGGTAATCAACCTAATAAGATTGTTAGTTATTTTATTAGCGGTATTTTTTGTATCATCGATGTATAACCTTAAAACTAATGAACTTAAAAGAGTCAATAGTGGTAGTTTCTTTTCCTTCTCAGAAAGGGAACGGCATTTAAAATGTTTAGCAGACAATATTTACTTCGAAGCTGGTTATGAGTCTTTCGAGGGTAAGGTTGCAGTTGCTCAGGTTACATTAAACAGAGCTTCTCACGGTTCATTTTGGCCAACCGACATTTGTGAGGTTGTTTATCAGAAGAACGTAATTTATTCTAAAGTTATTTGTCAGTTTTCTTGGTATTGTGAGATTGGACCAAAAACGAGAGAAATAAACAATAAGGCATACCAAGAATCCTTGATAGCAGCTAAGCAAGTTCTTTTTGAGGGTTTTAGACTTCCTTCGATTAAAAACGCTTACTACTACCATGCTGACTATGTAAGTCCAAATTGGAATAAACCAAGAATAACAAAGATAGGTCGCCATATATTTTACGGGGATAAAAAATTATGAAACTTAATGAAATAAAATTAAATAATTTAAGGGAAAAAATGCTCCAGGTGGGTAAGAATTGGAATGTGGCTACCTTAGAGTGGTTTTCTATTTTACTTCTCCATGCTGCATTTGTTCCTACATATCTTTCTGTGTGGTCAGGTCTTTCTGATAGATTACCATCATTAGATGTAGCATTAATTGTATGGACTTCTATGTTGCTACTTTTCCTAAGATCGGTTATACTAAAAGATACACTTAATATTGTAACAATTGGATTAGGTTTTGTAGTTCAAATTTATTTTTTAGGGTTTATATTTTTTAGATGAATGAAGAATTAAATAATAGCATTTTAATTACTAGACGTTTTAGGTCTCCTAGTGAATTTTCCTTATACATTGAAGAAAGAGTTCTAAAAGAGAAAATTAGTTACATGGATGCTATAATTGATTACTGTACTACAAACGATGTAGATCTAGAAAGTATTGGAAGCTTAGTTACTACATCACTAAAAGAAAAGGTTCAATTGGAAGCTGAAGAGGCAAATATGCTTAAGCCTCGTGGTAAACTTCCTCTATGACTATGGAACCTTATGATGTTTACAAAGCGTACCTATCCCTGAGACTTCATTTTACAACAGACAATTACGACGTAATAAAACAACAGGGAAGAGTAAAAGCTTCAAAACAATCTTTTTTTAAAAGAAGAGATTTGTTTTCAATTAAAAAAATATCAGAACTTTACACCGATAAAGAGGTGGTAGATTTTTTGGTAGCAAATTTTGTATCAGGAGATAGGTGGGGAGGGGTGTTTGACCATGATGCAAAAGAAACTTATTTACACTGGAAAAAAAGAATTGAGTCTATGTCTTATACATTTGAAAAAGAAATAGACAATATGATAAATCACGCTGAAAGGAATAATTTAACCTTTTCTCAAATTTTTAGTGTGGCTAAAAACAGTCATCCAGAAATACTTAAACTTTATTTAAAGGGTTCAGTTTCCATAGAAACTTTAGTGGTTTTAAATAAGCTAAATAACTATGTAGAACAGTTAGATTCGTTATTAGATAAGGATGTTATTTGGCCTGATGTATCTAGAATAATTAAAAAGTATTCTCCTTTCCTTTCAATAAACAAAGAAAAGTATGACAATATCGTTAGAAGAAGAATTGGATGTAACTAACAATAGATTAGCTGAATTAGAAAAAAATATAATGATTATACAAGATAGCATTTTAACATTAGCTGAACAAGTAAAAGAGTCACAAAGGTATATTATTAAATTAGCTCACAATCAATCTATTGTTACAAAAAGAATTTCACAATGGCCTTTTATTGCTGTACCATCTAATGAAGGGGATGAGGTATAATTTTCAGATATGAAGCGCTTTAAAGAACTTGATTTTGATCGTGAAAAGAAATTCCACAAAGTTGTAAAAAGTAATAAGGTTGACAAACACCGGAAAACAATTTATAATTATCTTGATGAGAAAATAGATGATGAAAGTGATGAGGAATTACTAGATGACGTCGACAATACTAATACACGTTAATACTTTTCAATACATTTTATACGGAGAACAATAATGGCTATGGACTTTTCTGCCCTCAAAAAAAATCGTGGTAACTTTGATTCCTTAATGAAGGAAGTCGAAAAGATTGCTACCCCTCAAGTTGAAAACTCACAAAAGGACGATCGGTTTTGGCAACCAGAAGTTGACAAAGCTGGAAACGGTTACGCTGTAATCAGATTTCTACCTCCTCCTAAAGGAGAAGATCTTCCGTGGGTTAGAATTTGGAATCATGCTTTTCAAGGTCCCACTGGTAAGTGGTATATTGAAAACTCTCTAACTACACTAAGCAAACAAGATCCAGTTTCAGAACTTAATACTGAACTGTGGAACTCTGGTAGCGAAGACAATAGAAACATTGCACGTAAACAAAAGAGAAAGCTTACCTACATTTCTAACGTTTATATTGTAAAAGATCCAGCACATCCTGAAAACGAAGGTAAGACTTTCTTATTTAAGTTTGGTAAAAAGATTTTTGATAAAATCAAAGACGTAATGCAGCCTACTTACGAGGATGAAGAAGCTATTAATCCTTTTGATTTTTGGAAAGGTGCAAACTTTAAACTGAAGATTCGTAATCTAGAAGGTTATCGTAATTACGACAAGTCTGAGTTTGATAGTATTGAACCACTATCAAGTGACGATGATGAGTTGGAAGGTATTTGGAAGAAGCAACACTCTTTACAAGAGTTTCTCGATCCTAAGCATTTTAAATCTTACGAAGAACTCAAGAGCAAGCTAGAGCAAGTCCTCTCTGCATCTGGTGCTTCTATCTCTCGTGCAGATGAGGTAGATTTGCAAGAACAAAAACCTTCTAAGCCAGCTACTGCAGTAAAACGTAAGAACAATGATATTAATTTGGACGATGAAGACGAATCTTTGTCCTACTTTGCTAAGCTAGCAAACGAAGACTAATAAGTACTTACTCTTCCAATATAGTTGTCTAACGCGGATCCCCGATTGTTTGGTCGGGGATCTGCTTTTATGGGGATATAGTTATTAGTGCTTGTGTTAGTGACGTTATTAGAAACAATGGGTTGAGTACTTCCTTTGGAAGTAGAAATTTCATCCCTTAAAGATTGATTTTCTACAGACGTTTGTGCCACATCAGAAATAGATGTAGGCGCTGGTGAAACTGATGCTTGATTATAAACTGCCTCTCCCCTACTTCTTTGTTTTTCATCCATCTCTTTCATATATTTTTCTTCAACGGGCGTTAACGGCCCTACATCTTCCCCTCTTAAATGTTGGCGTACTTTAGCTCGTATTTTGCCTTCTTCAGAGTTAGGATCTACTTTATCATTATAAACAAACTTATTGTCTGCAGTACCGGTTGTGGAGGACTCAGCTGGGGTACTACCGGTCACAGCAGTTGTAGGTGTTGTAGTGGGTTTTGCAGAAGATCCAATTCGTGGCGCTTCACTGCTACTATCTAATGCTGCTTCAGTAACTGAAGACCCGGCTCCCTTAGCTGATACTGCTTCAGTAACTGAAGACCCGGCTCCCTCAAATCCCTTACCCTGATTATAAACTGCTTCACCACCGCTTCTATTTTTTTCATTCCACCGGTCGGCGTAAGCTTGTTCTAAAGGCGTTAATGGTCCTACATCTTCCCCTCTCATTGATTGACGTACTTTAGATCTTATTTTACCTTCTTCAGAGTCTTTACCTGCTGTATCGTTAAATTTAAACTTGCTTAGTTTTGCTTCAACTTCAGGAGATGCTTTTTTAGATGCCGAAGGGGTATCAGAAGCTGTACCAGCTGCAGCAGGAGCAGCAGACGCTGCAATTGCACCACCAATCTTTGTGGCTGGTGTAGGAGCAGTAGAAGCAGGTTGTGTAGCTGGTGCAGGAGCAGTAGAAGCAGGTTTAGGTGAAAGAAAAGTGCTCTGAAATAAGTCATCTTCTTTTGATAGACCAGAGCCTGCAGCTTCTTCTATTGATGCTGATCCAGACTGAAGCCTTTGATCCATGTCTGCTTTCTTAACAGCAGCTTCATCTTTTGTTTCTGCTATTTGACTTTCTTTTTTAAATCCAAGGTACGCAAGACCTCCAACTAATCCAACAGCAGCAGCTCCAGCTGCTACACCTCCAACTGCCCCCATTCCTAGTTTTGAGCCAGTACTAGCAGCTTTACCTACTGTTGATGCTTTACCTGCTTTACCTATTTTTCCAGGAAGATCGGGTAGGGAAGGTGATCCACCACTACCAGAAGATTTATCTTCTGTAGTCTGATTTAATTTTTTAAGTTCTTTAAGTATTTCTTTTTGAGTCTCACTAGTCTCTTCAGCTGTTTTTAATTGATCTATTTCTACTTGCTTGGGTTGGTTTAAGGCATCCTTGGCCTCTAAAGTTTCTGCTGAACTCATAACTGGAGCAGCATCCGGCTTAGTGTAATAGTTTGATTTTACCGATTCCTTTACACCTTTACCAAAACTTTTAATACTACCAAAAAAAGATTTAAGTTCATCCTTTAAAGTAATTTCTTTTTCTTCTTCGTTAGGACTATCTCTCCCACCCCCTTCTTTTTTACTTCTATTGCTTTTACCCAAAGATTCATGAATTTTCTTTAAATTTTCATTTATACTTTCTAAAAGCTTAGTTTGTTTTTCTCTAACCTCTTTTGCCTTAGATTCTTGATCCAAAGCATTAATGCTCTTTTTTGAGAGGTCAGATATTGCACTTTTAAATTCGTCGCTGCCTGGAGTAATTATAGCCATTTAAATATGCTTTGAGTTTTGTTTTAAAATTTTAAGTCTTTCGTTTTCGTTCTTTACAAAATCTACCAACATTGTAATATAAACTTCCCTTTCCCAAGGCATCATATTTTCTATTTCAGTTAATGAATATTTGTGATGTTGCATTAACGAAAAATTCATACTAAAATAGTTAATTAAACTTTCCTGAGAAAGGGTTAGACGAAAAAATTTTGCAGTCCTTCTATTCGTGAAGTATTATGATGTCCACACTTAGGACAATCCGATTCTACTTCTTGTACTATTTTTGGAGACGTAATAAAAAACTGCTCTATTTTTTCAAACTGCTCCTTAGTTAAACTGTTTATAAAAATATCTAAATCTTCTTCAGACTGTTCATCTATATCCCAATACTGATCTTCTTGAAACACTCCTTTAACACACTTTTTAACCATTTTAAATACTTCTTCTGTGTTATCTGATTCGTAAATTTTTACTACAGAATCAAACTTTGGATATCTCATATGTACACCAACACTATTATTAATCATAATTTTATTAGTGTGGTTATCTTTTTTTTCTACCTTTAAATTTTCAATATTAAAATTAGAATCGTAGTTCTCTTTACAGTTAGCACAAGTAATCACCACTTCAACTTTTTCACTAATAGACTTTGCTCTTAGTTGCATAAAAATGTATTCAACATCAAAGTGAGTAAGTTCTTTAGTATTTAACTTTTGAAACGTACACACATCTACTATTTCGTTTACAATCCTAATTACTTCGTCTTCGCTTGCTTCAGCCATAGTAAGTAAAACTTTATGCTCTTTAACTAAAAATGGCCTAAATCTTACTGGCTTATCGGTTGAAGGTAAAATTAATTCATAAGTTGGTACTTCAAGAATTGGTAAAGGCATAATATCTCCATAAAATTAAGGCGACAGAGGAAAGTTACTTCCTTGATCTGCTCCAGTTCCACCTGGGTTGTTATCTGAACTCCACGAAAAAGAGGCAAAGTTTCTCACGGGAGTGTTCGTAGAGAGGTTTGGTACAATAGAAGGAGAGACTAAAGGTATTCCTTTCTTGCGAGCAGATAAATCTGTTCTTCTCCACAAACGATATGCAAAAATAATATTTAATCTGTGTGTTTGGTTTTGAGAAGCTTGATTTAAATCCATTAAGTTCATACTACGAGGAAAAGCTTCTAACAAATCTACTCCGTATGTTATTTGATCTCTTTCGTCTAACTGATTAATAGTTATTTCACTTCTATAGTCTTCTTGAAATCTAACTTCAAAGGAATCTCTATCTATAATAGTTTCCATCCAATCATCAAAAAATTTTTTTACTTTCATTTCTCTATCAACATGAAAAGTCATGCTTATTCCGTCCCCACCATATTCAGATCCGATTGGTCTTTGCTCTGAAGGACCAGAAGCTATCTTCAAAGGTCTTACAGATAAATTTAAAGGGGGAAAGTTGGAAATTTCTGCAAATAAACTTACAAGTCTAGAATTTTCTGAGTTTACGCTTCCTCCAATTCTGGGAGGTTTAATTAAAACTTCAAATCTATTAGATCTAGCTAAACCTCTAGACTTTACTTGAGCTTGAAAGTTGGCTAAACTGAATGTGGCCATTAGTATTTTTTCCTTATTTCTGTCCAGACGGTATTTTTGGATGCACCTTCAAAACTTTCAACTGGTAATTGTGAAGCAATAATCCAATCTGGAAACGGTACTCTTAAAAACCTTGTTTGTATATTATCGTTAAGATATCTTCTTACACAAGCTCTAGCTGGTGCCAATTTTGAGGCACTTTCTAATATTCTCCACGAAAAGTTTAATTTTGTAGTTTCATCCATCTTTTCGTTGTTTGTATAATCTGATAAAAAACCTAAAATTCTAAATCTTAAAAGGTAGGGTAGATAATGTAAGTTAAGTCCAACAAACCCACCACTAAACTTCCTAAAGGGTAATACTAATGGAAACAAATCGTAAAAAGGAAGCTTATCCTTTAGCTTAGGATCATAACCAAACAAATACATTTCACCGGGAAAAATGTTATTTACCAACTTTCCCTCCCTCATAAGTTGGGTAGTTTGAATTCTACCTAACTTCCTTATTTGAGTTTGATACCATTGAGAAGATCTCTCAACATCTCCTGCCTGTGTTCTTAAGGTTGAAAAAACGTTATTAGCCATTATTTTTTAATACCAAGATCTTTTTCCGTTAGTACTAGAAATTTCCAACCTCTGTCTTCGCAAAAAATATTTGCTGCCTTCCATTTTGATTGATTAACTCCATAAGTAAAAACTTCTTCAATAAATTTCTTAGTTTGTTTTTGTGGAATTAGAGGAGGCTTAGTAAATCTTTCTGGTTTAATTTCTATTAAATATTTTGTAATTAGTCCGTTTTTATCTAAAACCTTAATATAAAAATCTACAAAATAACGATGTATCTTATTATCTACTGGTGATTTATATGGAATAACCATAGTTTCTGACCCCCACTCTAATATGGAAGAGTTGAAATCACACCATTTCATAAATTTGAATTCCCAGGACGATCTATAGATTACATCAAACACATCACCTTTGTATTTTTTAGGGTTTTGTATTCTATACCGCCCTTTATAAGTTTCTTTGTACATTTCACAATAAATATAAAGTCCTCAATTTATTTATCCAAAAAAAATGCCAGTTTACTACGAAGATTTTGAAAGAACAATTGAAACTAATGTTGAAAAGTACAGAACTTCGCCATTTGATCCAAAACTCAATGTTTTTCAATATCCCGAAGGATTAGGATCGACGGATAATTTTAAGCAATTTGTACTTTTTAATATAAACGTTAGAGGTAAATCTAAGTTTAATAGGGATCAAAGACTCGAGGTGGTAATAAGAGAAGATTCTGCTCAACTTTCCGAAGATCAACTATCTCAAGCTGCCACCGCTACAGCTGCTTTAGCTGGTGCTGCTGCTGGTGCTGGAATAGCTAGTCTAGCATTAAACTTTGCCGGTAAATTAAACGAAAAAGAAAAAGCTACAGGTTCCAACTATAGGCCAGCTGGATCGGGTGGATTAAAAGATACTCTTATTAAAGGTTCAGGTGCTGCTGCTGGTGCATTGACTGGAGTAGCTTTGGCTAAATCGGAAATGCTTAAACCCGATACCACCTATAGAATAAAAGATGCAATTGCGTTGTATATTAATGACCCTCCTTCTGTGAGATACAACGCTCAGTATAGCAATAAAGAATTAGGGACACTGGCTGGTATAGTAGGATCGATATCGAGTATTGATTCAATGGCATCTGCTTTGAAGGCAGGAGGGGAAGCTGGAGCAGCGATAGCTTTAAATTTTGCCAAAGTGCCTTCTGCGTTGGGCATTGGGTCTCCAGCTGAAATTTTAGGAGCTTCTGCTAAAGTTGCATTAAATCCATTCAAAGAAGTTTTATTTGAGTCTATTGATTTCAGATCATTTTCATTTAAGTATAGATTTTTACCTAAAAGTGAATCAGAATCAAAGCATGTAAAATCTATAATTGATAAATTTAAATTCCACATGCATCCGGAACTGAGTACTAATAAACTATTTTTTATATATCCATCTGAGTTTCAAATTTCATATTTCTATAAAGATAAAAAGAATGAGTATTTACACAATTTTAAACCTTGCGTATTAGAATCTATGGATGTTACATATGGGGGAGATACTTACTCTAGTTTTTTAGATACCGGATATCCAACAGAAGTAAACTTATCTCTCACGTTTAGGGAAACTGAAATTCTTACGAAAGATCAAATTGACAAAGGCTTCTAATGTATTTTACTAATTTACCTACCACTTACTTTACTTTAGATGATAGAACTTCTGTTCAAATTGTTACCAATATTTTAATGCGGACAATTTTTACAGATGAATTAAAAGATAATTTTTCTTTGTATGATGAGTATGATATCGTAGATGGAGAAACGCCTGAAATAACTGCATTTAAAATTTATGGTAATTCAGAACTACATTGGATAATTTTACACACTAATGATATTATTGACCCTAGATTTGATTGGGTACTATCTCAAACTCAACTTAAAACATATGTGGAATCTAAGTACGGAAATATCAACGCCGTGCATCATTATGTAAATAACCAAGGTCACACGGTTTCTGGAAATGTGGTGTTGAATGGATCTACTTTTACTACTTACCAGGTTGGAGATGTGGTTTATAATTTAGGAAATGCCGGTGAAGGGTACATCACATCTAAGCCAACTAACACACAAATTATTGTTACAGCCTCTAAAGGAGGCTTTCAAGCTACTAACGTAGTTACAAACAATTTAACTAGTTTTAGTAATGTCACTATCTCCAACGTTACTATAGTGTCAGGTACTCCAGTTACAAATTTTAATTTTGAAGACGAGGCAAATGAATCAAAGCGAAGAATTAAAATTTTAAAACCACAGTATATACAAAAAGTTATAAACGATTTTCAATCAAAGATGTCTGATATAAATGTCTAATGCTGCAGGATTACAAAAAGCTGGTGCTGTTGAGATAACTGAGCTAAATCTAATTAGCAGTAAAAACACTGTATTTGATTTAAAAGAATTTTTAGTAGAATTCAATCTTTACGAGGATATTTTTTCCAACAACCTTTATGGCGATATACTACTTTCTGATAGTAGGAACCTAATTGACTTAGTACCAATTATTGGAGAAGAATATTTAAATGTGGAGTTTGTTACTCCATCGTTTAAAGAAGCAGGTCATTTTATTAAGAAAACATTTAGAGTATTTAAAGTAAGTAATAGAAAGATTGTTAGGGATAATAATACTCAATTGTTTGTTTTACATTTTGTTTCAATGGAATTGATTTATGATATTCAATTGCCTTTATTTAAAAGTTTTAAAGGTAAGGGTCATCAAATAGTAAATGATTTGTACTTTGACTATCTTGCAGCAAGTAGAAATTTTTTAATTAATGAAAAAGGACTAAATTTAGAAACTCCCGCAACAACTTTAGTAACCATAAACGAAACAAGCAATGATATAAAGTTTGTATCTCCGGGTTGGACTCCTTTTAGATGCATAAACTGGATAGCTACTAAATCTATTCCTAGCAACGGAAAAGCTAATAACTTTTTATTTTTTGAAACTAACAGAGCTTTTTATTTTGGTTCTTTAGAAACCATTTACAAGGATGCAATAGAAAATAAAAATATATTGGGTGTTTATACTCTAGCTCCTAATAATATTAGAGAAAAAGGTGCTGTTGATATAATGAGGGAATTAACTCTTGTTCAATCGGTTGAAATGATAGAATCGACAGATCATATAAAAAATTACACCAATGGATATCTAGCTAATAGATTAATTACTCTAGATATATTAAATAAAAAATACGAGCAGTTTGATTATGATTACGTTAGCGATTATGCTAACCACTATCACACATCAGGGAAGGGCAATTTAGCTAAACCAAATTTTGATATTAATGGCCCTAGAAATCCTGCATCAAGTATTAGTTTTTATCCAATTAACTCAAAATTGTTTAATGATTTTAAAGGTAATGTTAGTGAGAAGATAAAAGATATTTACGGTAACAGAAAATCTAGTATGATTGGTACTACCAACATAAAATTAAATTTAGCTGTACCAGGAAGAACAGATATAGAGGCTGGAAGAATGATTTATTTTAAATTTCCTGCTCTTGGTCCAGCGTCTGAGGAAGATCTTAATATGGATAAAATAGATAAAGAGTATTCGGGATATTATTTAATTACAGCTATTCATCATAGAGTGACATTCCAAGAACATACAATGTCGATGGAAGTAATTAAAGATTCACTAAGGATTGAGGAATAATGCAGAAGATATTTAATAAGGATGGGTTTAATTGGTGGATTGGTGTAGTAGAAGATAGAATGGATCCGGAAAAGGCTGGTCGTGTAAGAATTAGAATTTATGGTTATCATACCGACGATAAAGTACTACTTCCTACTGAAGACCTTCCTTGGGCAATCCCAATCATGCCCATCACTTCAGCTGCAACTTCCGGAATTGGAACCACTCCTTTAGGTTTAGTTACAGGATCATGGGTTATTGGATTTTTCCTAGACGGTGAAGATATGCAGCAGCCGGCAATATTTGGAACCATTGGTACTATGACAGCAGATTTAATATTTAAACAAACGGAAGAGGTACCAGAAGTAGTTAACAAAAACGATGGTAAATTAAAGGATGAAAAGGGACAAACAGTTGTAGATAAAAACAATAACCCCGTTCCTGCAGGAGTGCCTCCAGTTGCAGGTTGGGAATTGGGTCAAACATCTGAAAAGTATGAGTCTGCTGGAAAGGGTCCAGGTACTATTAATCCTTATAAAACATCCGAAGATAGAGGTGGAGCTTCGTATGGTACATATCAATTTGCTTCCTTCTTACCTGAAACTACTCCTTCTGGAAAAGCAAGACCTTCGAGTAAAAATTCTCCAGTACTTTCATTTTTAAAATCGTCTAAATTTAAAAATAAGTTTGAGGGACTAATTCCAGCAACAGCAGAATTTGATAGTATGTGGAAAAGTATATCTTCCCAATACCCAACTGAGTTTGATGATGATCAACACGATTATGTAAAGAAAACTTATTATGATGTTATGATAACTAACCTTCAAAGAAAAGGTTTAGATCTAACCAACTTTGGACCTTCAGTTCAAGATTTAGTTTGGAGCACCGCTGTACAATTTGGTCCAAGCAGAACAAGTATATTCTTAGACAGTTTATCTGGTAAGTCAGAACTTACGGATAAAGATATTGTAGAGATTGTATCTGAATACAAAATTGCCAATGCTCCAACATTCTTTAAAAGTAGTGGTCAAAATATTATTGCTGGTGTTCAAACTAGATATAAAAACGAAAAATCTGATCTTAATAAATTAATAACGGTGTAAAATGCCAGTAGATAAAATTACCCAGCTCAGAGATGTTCTTATCCAACAATCTCAAAACCTACCCTCTTATCAATCATTACCTCCTTACACAAAGGGAATTATTAATGGCGTAATTGAAAAGACTGCTGGTGAAACTGCTACAAGAATTAACGACGACGTTGAGAATTTATCTAATAAGCAAATTAACGAGATTGGCCAACAAATAATTGGTCCAAGCAATCCTTTAGATATTGTCAATGGAAACCTATCCTCCTCTGATGTATCAAAAGTACTTGCCCCGATAGCTTCAGATAAATTACTTAAAGGAATTGAGAGTGAGTTTACATTTAAAATATTAAACGGATTAAACAATCAACTACCTCCTTCATTGAGAGGATTAGTTGATGTTAATACCCTTGCTTCTTCTATTACTTCTGGTGGAGTAATTGGTAAAGGTATAAATTCAGCTTTAAATACCTACACAACAGATTTAATGAGTGGAGCTAAAAAAGTAGTTCCTTTTTCTGAAAATGTATCAGAGGAATTTTCTAGAAATCCAGAAAAAGCTTTAGAGAATATTAATAAGGCTTTTGACAATCAAATATCTTCAAAGGCTTTAGAAGAAGCTAAAAAGTTTGATATTAATACTAGCGACAACCGAGAAAAACTTTTAGTTCAAGTAAAAGGGTTTATAGATCCACAAGCAACATTTCCTACTAAAGAATATAAAGGTAAGCCTGAAACAAATAAGTTAGCTCGAGGCGATTTAATTGGCACCATAGTTCAGGCTAAAGAAAAAGATAGACTTAAAGGAATATCCTTACCTTTTGATCAATCTTGGGATCAGCCACCAATACCTTATAAAGCTCAGTATCCCTTTAACAAGGTTACACAAACAGAATCTGGCCATGTAATTGAAATTGATGATACTGATGGAGCAGAGCGAATTCACTTGTATCACAAAAGTGGTACATTTATTGAAATAGATGCTAATGGGTCTGTAGTTACTCGTAAAAAAGGTTCTTCTTATGAAATAATAGACAAAAATGGGTACATTTCCGTAGCGGGGGATGCTTCTTTGTCTGTAAGAGGGGGAGTAAAGATTTATGTTGGTGAAGATGCAGACATAGAAGTACAGGGAGATGTGAATTTAAAATGTCTTAACGATATCACAATGCAAGCTGCTGGAAGGATTGACTTATCAGCAAGTGAAGAAATTAATCTTAGAAGTGCAAATGTGAATATTGAAGCTGACTACGAATTAAGTTTAAAAGGTGATAGCAATGTTTTAGTCTCTTGCAATGATTATTATTTTAAAGCCAACAACGATAGCTATCACCAAGTATTAAATAATCATTACATTTATGTAAATAAGAATTTGTATAATCAGGCACTAGGCGAAATTCATCTCAAAGCTAGTAGCACTATTAACGCTGATGGTTCAGCTGTTCATTTAAATTCTAGTACTGCATCTGATTCTAAACAATCAATTTATTCTTACAATGCTAACATTGGTTTAATTGGTACTAGAAAGGATATTGTATATGAATCTGTACCCGATCCAATATCAGCCAACTACTTAGATGAGAAAGGATATAAGTCAGAGGATGTGGAATTACCTTCTGAATTGAAAAAAGATCAAGAAGCTTTAAAACAGCTTGGTATAGCTTCCTCTTCAGATTTAAATCAATCAGCTATACCCATAGAGTCGGAAACTCCTAAATCAAATAGAAATGATATTATTAAGCCAGATGATTCACTATTGACACAAAGTTACTTACCAGACAATTATCAATTATCTAAGCATTTTACTTTAGGAGATTTATCCTCCAGGGCAGTGGTGACAAAAAACCCAGTACAAGCTCAGGCAGGATTAACATACGGTCAAATTGTTTACAACTTAGCAGCAATAGCTTTAAATGTGTTAGAGCCTTTAATTGCATTGTACCCAAAGGCAAAAGTTACATCTGCTTATAGATCAGCGTCTGGTTCTTCCTCTACATCCCAACACCCTAAAGGTCAGGCTGCAGATATTCAAATTCCTGGAATAGCAAAAGGAGAGTATTATGAAGTAGCTAAGAAATTATCTACACAATTAAATTATGATCAATTATTATTAGAATATAAAACCTATGGCACTGGATTACCCTGGATTCATATTTCTTTTGATGTTAATAAACCCAGAAAAGTTGTGATGACGTTCTTTAATGATAAAAAACATTCAGACGGTTTGTCTAATTTAGCTTAACATGCCCGGTATAGCTAGAGTAGGTGTAGATTCGGCAGGAGGAACTATATTAGGTGGAGGTCAATCTACTGTATTTTGTAATGGTAGTTTAATTGCAGTTTTAGGAGATGCTGTGCAGGGTCACGGTACTGGTCCTCATAGTAGTCCAGTAATGGCTCAAGCATCAACAAATGTTTTTGCTGGAGGAAAAGGAGTTTGTAGACAAGGGGATCAAGCTTCGTGTGGACATGTAGCTACAGGTTCTTCTAATACGTTTGCAAATTAATAATTTTTTAGCGATAAATAATAGTATGCCTATAAATCGAAAAACAAGAGAATATACAGACTTTAACTTACTTTTTACAACAAATCCTGCTACTGGGGATCTTACTAAAAAGTCAGACGAAGAAGCTATTAAAGCGTCTGTAAGAAACTTAATTCAAACTAAAAATTTTGAACGTCCATTTCATCCAGAAATAGGTTCTCAAATTTATTCGTTGGTTTTTGAAAACTTTTCGCCCGTAATAGCGCAAGTTATGAAAAAAACTATTTTTGATACCATAGAGAAATTTGAACCTAGAGTAAGTGTAACCGACGTGAGAATACAAGAAAGACCTGATTCTAACGAGCTTAGTGTTGACATACAATTTTTAATTAATAGCTCCGATAAACTAGTTACTTTAAAAACATCAATTCAAAGAGTACGATAATGGCGAATCTTAGAATAGCGGAGCTGGATTTTGACACCATCAAGTCAAATCTAAAATCTTTTTTACAATCTCAAAATGAATTTACAGACTTTGATTTTGAAGGGTCTAGTCTTTCGGTTTTAATTGATCTTTTAGCATATAATACTCACTACAATGCGTATCTTGCAAACATGGTAGTTAACGAGATGTTTTTAGATTCTGCTGTAAAGAGATCCTCTGCTGTTTCTCTTGCTAAACAATTGGGATACACGCCCAGATCGATTAGGAGTGCTAGAGCGGTTTTAAACGTTGTGGTTAACAATCCTCCAGGAAACCCTGAAACCATTACTTTAGATAGATACACTCCTTTTACTGTTACACTTAATGATACTTCATATACTTTCTATAATCTTTTTCCAATCACTGTTACTAAGTTATTCAGTGGTGAATATGTTTTTTCAAATTTAGAGGTTGTAGAAGGAACTCCTTTAAGTATTTCCTATGTTGTAGCAAATCCTGGTACTGAAGAAAAATTTGAAATACCTTCTCCGACAGTTGACACATCTACCCTCTTAGTTACAGTCCAAAATTCCTCTTCCAATACATCTTCTACAGCTTTTATTATTAGTGACAACATAGCAAATGTTTCTTCTAATTCTAGAGTTTATTTTTTAGAAGAAAATCCTTTTGAAAAATATCAAATATATTTTGGAGATGATGTTATAGGTAAAAAGCTATCAAATGGAAATATTGTAACAATAAGATACCTTTCTTCACAAGGTGGAGCAGCAAATTCTTCCAACTTAACTAATCAACAATTTACCACCACATCAATAGCTGGTACGAGTAATGTTATAATATCTACTGTTACTAATCCACATGCAGGCTCTGCTAAGGAAAGCATTGGTTCTATTAAATTCAATGCCCCTAGAATGTATTCCACAAAAAATAGAGCAGTAACTTCTACAGATTATGAATCTTTAATTTATTCTAATTTTTTAGATGCCGAATCAGTGTCAGTGTGGGGAGGAGAGGAAAATGATCCACCATATTACGGTAAAGTTTTAATTTCACTCAAACCCTACGATGGTTATACCATATCTCAAGCTACTAAAGATTATATAATTGAAAATGTACTTAAAGACAAAAAAGTATTATCTATACAACCAGAATTTATTGATCCTGAATACAATCACGTAAATTTAAAAGTTTATGTTGATTATGATTCTTACTCAACAACAAAAACCACAAGTCAAATAGAATTTATAGTTAGAAATACAATTCAAACATATTTTGCAAACGAGCTTCAAAAGTTTAATAAAAATTTTAATAAATCAACTTTAATTAAACTTTTACTCGAATCAGATTCAGCTATTTCATCTGTAATTATTACAATTAAATTACAGAAAAGATTTAACATTACTTTAAATGCTGAAAATGCTTTTATTGGAGATGATGTAATTAAATTTCAAAATGCAGTAATTCCTGGATCTATAAACAGTTCTAGATTTTTTATTAACAATTCTAATACTACAACTATTTCTAAAATTATTGATATTCCAAATAACAGTCCTCCAGATAATCTTGGATCAGGCACTTTTAGATTAATAAATGCCGAATCAGGTGCAATTCTTAAACCTAATGTTGGTACAGTTAATTACGGAACTGGTTTAGTTAATATTGATGGTTTTACACCTACTGCTCTTCCTAATAACATTTTTGACTTTAGAATTACAGGATCTGTACAGGAAACAAATCATAATATTCAGACAAGCAAAAATGAAATTCTAGTTTTAGATGATAGTTCTAACGACGCTTTTGCTGGATTAGAAGCTGGTTTAACAGTTTTTGTAACAGCAGTTTAAGATGCCTACTACTAGAATAAAAGAAAAAATATCAGATTTAATAGCAAGTCAAGTACCCGAGTTTGTAAATTCGGACTATCCTACTTTTGTAGCTTTTTTAGAAGCTTACTATAGATTTTTAGAACAAGATGAGCATGCACTAGAGTTGGTACAAAATGCTAGATCATACAATGATATAGATAGAACTGCATCATCGTTTATATATTTTTTTATTAAACAATACGCATTTAATTTTCCTGTTTCGGCAGCAACTAACCAAAGATTTTTATTAAAAAAGTTAGGAGATTTGTACGAATCTAAAGGAAGCGAATTATCGTTTAAATTGTTTTTTAAAATACTTTTTAACACAGATGTAAGTATAGAATATCCTTACGATTTCGTATTAAGATCGTCGGATGGTAGATGGGAGCAAAAAAATTCAATAAGAGTTGAAACAGTTTTTGGTAGTGTTTCAGATATAACAAATCGATTTTTAACTTACACCAATCTCTTAAATCCTGTCAATAATCAAACCTATCAAACCTCTATAACCGAAATAAAAATTTTATCTAATAATTTAACCGAAATTTATTTAGATAGAAAAAATATTGCTCCAGACTATCATTTAGAGGGACAAGTCATAGTCTATGATGAAGAAAACAATATAATTTTTATAGGAATTATTAAACCAACTGCTTTGTCTGTTAGTGTTAATAGCCCAGGCGAAGGGTTTAAAATAGGTCAAATATATTCTGTCAAAGATTCAAATGTACAAGGTACATTTCTTCAAATTACATCATTAGATTCTAATTCCGGAATTTCGTCAGCAAAGGTAATTAATTTTGGTTTTGGTTATACTGGCAACCTTACTGTAGATTTAGATCCTAAGAAAAAATTTGCAGAAAACTTGCCAGTACCTAAACCTAATAACGTTTCTACTATTACTTTAAATGTTGGGTCGTTAAGTAAATATCCAGGTGAGTTTAAAAAAGTAAATGGTTTGTTGTCTGTGCCAGAGGTTTGTTTACCTGATGATAGATTATTTCAACCATTTTCGTATGTAACTAATACCGACTTAGATATAAAACGATTTTATAGTTTAGCTAAAAATGTTGTTCACCCCGCCGGTAAACAATTATATAATAAAGTAAACTTTAAAAACGATATAAACGTATTAAGTTCTTTTGCTCTTGTACCTACTTCAAACATCTTTATTGACCTATATGATAAGATAGATTTCTTAGATACCGTCAGTATAGCTAAGCTCTTCAATAGAGCATTTAATAATACAGCCAATATAATTGATCCTATAAGTTTGAATTTAACAAAGTCCAATATTGATTTGTCTGTAAGTCTTTCAGACTCAATTTTAATAGGAGCTTATTTAGACGGTGTTAGTGGTACTTTCTTCGCAGAGGATTACACATCGGAGAATTATAATGGAGATGTAATTTATTTGTAATAAAATTTTACCGTAAATTTACAATAAATATAGTATAGTCAATTTAGGAAAACACATGATAACCGAATCATTTACCGTCAAAGGCGAGTTAAACATTAAAGTCATAGATTCTTTTAATAATTTAAAAGATGAAAGAAATATAAAAAACTTAGTTGTTTCTAGCGGCAAGAATTACATTTCTTCCCGTATGACTTCAAACTCATCTGTAGTAATGAGTCATATGGCTATTGGAACTGCCAACGTAGCATCTTCGACTGGTCAGACACTTCTTTTGGGAGAGGTTGCAAGAGTAGCCTTAGATTCTTCAGTTATTACTAATAATACGGTCACATACATTGGTACCTTTGGTGCTGGTGTTGGAACCGGAAGCTTACATGAAGCCGCTATTTTCAACGACTCTCTAGCCAACATAGGTACTATGCTATGTCGTACTAATTTCAATTCAGTGAATAAATCTGCTGGCGATATCATAGTTATTACATGGAATATAACCGTAGAATAATATGTCATTTTTACTAAAAGACATTGCTCATACCTCTTTGGTTGATGCAGTATACAATGAAATACTTTCTAGCAGATCCAATTACTATTATTTTATTGGTGAGATTTTAGAGTGGGCTGACCCAAGCACTCCCGAAACTCCTTTAAATACTGGTACATATGAATATGATACACGCAATAAAATTCTTGCAGTCAAAAAAGTTTTAACCTCAGATATTTCATATGTCGTACCCAGAATAGATTGGTCGTCAAACGTTGTCTATGATCAATATGATCCAGATTATAGCCCTACATTTTTATCTAATACTGGAGCCAATTCCTTAAAAACTTCTAGATTCTATATTTTAACTTCAGACTTTAATGTATATAAATGTCTTTATAATAACAAAGGTGCTAACTCAACAATACAACCTACCTTTACTGATTTGACAGCAGTTACTACTGCTGATGGCTATACGTGGAAATATCTCTATACAATTCCCCTATCTTTAAGAAATAGGTTTTTAACTGATGATTTAATGCCAGTTCAAACCTATCTAAACAATGCTTATTATTCAAACGGAGAAATTAGTTTAATTGTAATTGAGAATCAAGGATCGGGTTATCTCGGCAATGCTCAAACAACCTTAACAGTAAATGGTGTTTTTAGAGGATTACCGGGTAATGTTGTAGCCACTTTAGATCCTATTTTAAATAGTTCTGGATCTTTAGTTGGAGTAAAGATTAAAAATCAAGGCAATAATTACAGTTCTGCTAATATTAGTATAAACGACGTGACTGAGTTAGGCTCAAGTTTTTACAAGTCGCTTAAAACGGCTACTATTTTTAATGGTGGAAATTCTTATTCTAATAGTGGCATTACTTCAAACACTACAGCTAGACTTGTAACAACAGGGGTTTTTCAACCTAATGCTAATGCTGTTCTAACATTAAATTTTTTAAACAATGTAGTTTCTGGTATTAACATTGTTTCTCCTGGTAATGGATATTCAACTGAAGTCATAGCCAATACAAGTATTAACATCTCAACATCAGGAAATCTTCAACCTGTAGCAAACGCTACTGCAAATATTACATTCAATAATACAGCTACTTTAACACCTATATTATTTAATGGAAAAGTTGACAGAGTATTGATTAACGACCCTGGGGTGGGTTATAGTTCTAATCTACAAACAACAATTGTTGTGCAGGGAGATGGGTCTGGAGCTACTCTTGTACCATACGTAAACTCAGCCGGAGCGTTAGAAGATATAATTATTCAAACAAGAGGTAATGGCTACACTTATGTCGACTTAGAAATAGTTGGAGATGGTTCTGGAGCAAACGCAAGAGCAGAACTTTCGTCATATGATTTAGATACTAATCAAGCATTGATAGAACTTTCTGCAGTAGATGGAGCAATTCACGCTTTTAGAGTTTTGAATGCTGGTGATAATTATTTCAACGGAAATACAACGTTAACTGTTACTGGGGATGGAGAATCATTTACGGGAAATGTGGTTTTAGCTAATAATAATTCCATAAGCCACATAAGCGTTACTAATCCAGGATATGGTTATTCTTACGCAGATGTTACAATATCGGGCGTTGGTTCTAACGCAGTGGTCGAAGCTATAATTTCTCCTCCTAATGGTCATGGAAGTGATGGTGTAAATGAATTGTATGCAGACACTTTAATGTTTTATTCTACAATAAATAACGATAAGCTGCACAATATAAATATCTTAAACGATTTTAGACAGTTTGGGTTAGTAAAAAATATTAAACAATTTGCTAATTCAAGAGCATTTGCTAATGTTATTGGAACTTCTTGCTATTTAATTACAGCTAACACTGTTGTAAATTCTCAATCCAATACTTTAACTAGAGACACTATTTTACAACTTAATGGTAATGCATCTAGAACCTTTGAAGTGGTTGAAGTCTTAAGCGCTAATAATCAAATATTAGTAAATGATCTTAGCAATTTTTTACTAACTACCGGTAATTCTTTTTATGACGCAAACACTGCATCTAATTTTGATATTTTAACTATCGACAAATATCCCGACATAAATAAATTTAGCGGCGAGCTATTTTTTATTGACAATAGAACTCAAGTAACTTATAGCGATGAACAACTTGTAACTTTTAGAACTACTATTAAACTATAATGCCTACCATATACCCATCAGCTCCTTATTTTGACGATTACGATTCTACTAAACAATTTTATAGAATTTTGTTTAGACCTGGGCGTGCGGTACAAGCAAGAGAACTAACCCAACTACAAACTTTAATCCAAGGTCAAATAGAAAGATTTGGAAAAGGAATTTATAAAGAAGGATCTTTTGTAACTCCATCTGAATTAATTTTTGATAAAAGATATGCTTTTGTAAAACTTCAAACAACTCATGCATCCGTAAATGCTGATGATGTAATAGGAAATTTGTTAGATCAAGTAATTGTAGGACAAAATAATGGCGTAAAAGCTACTGTTGTAAATTTCACGACTTCCACACTCACAGATCCTCCTACCCTATTTGTAAAATATTTAAATTCAGGAAATGCTGGAGTATCTAAGACTTTTGCTAACAATGAAATTATTGTTAACGAGGATGGAGATATAAGTGTTAGATCTGCAACTTCATCTGCTACAGGCAATGGAACAGCCTTTTCTGTAGGTGAAGGTTCAATATTTGTAAAAGGTGTGTTTGTAACTGTAAATTCTCAAACAAAAATTTTAGAAAAATATTCAGAAGTTTCTAATTCTATTATTGGACTTACTATTACAGAGAGCATTGTTACTTCTGAAAATGATTCAAGTTTATTTGATCCAGCTATAGATACCTACAATTACTTTGCACCTGGTTCAGATAGATATAAAATTGATTTATCTGTTTCTACAAGAAACTTTACTCCTCAAACCATTGATGATCCTAATTTTATTGAACTTTGTAGAATTGAAAATGGTACAATCATTGCTCTTAACAATGATCCTCAATTTAGTATTCTGGGAGACACACTTGCAAGAAGAACGTATGATGAATCTGGGGATTACGTCGTAAAACCTTTCGAAATAAAACTTATTCAACATTTAAGAACTAGCCCAAATGCTAATTTATCTTTTAGCTCTGTAGATGGGGTATTTACCTCCGACCAGGGAGGAAATGATAATTTATTTGTTAATGTACTTTCTGCTGGTAAAGCATATATTAAAGGTTATGAGATAGATTCTCTCAAAACAAGCTATATAAACTCAGAAAAAGCTAGAGATTTTATTTCTGTAAATAATTCTCCTATTGCTACTCCGATAGGAAATTATGTTTATGTTAGCAATGTTTTCTCCGCACCAACCCTGGATACTATTGCTAATGTAAGTATATATGATAGATACACTGAAGCAGATGGTGCTCCAAGTGGCAGTTTAATAGGAACTGCTCGAGCTCGTGGACTTGAATACTATTCCGGAACAGTGGGTACTGGTAGTGCCGTTTATAAACTTTACCTATTTGATGTACGGACTAATGAAGGTAAAACTTTTGTAGATAGTGCAAAGCAGATTTATTTTGACAATCAAGTAAATCCCGATTTTACAGCCAATATAGTATCAGTTAAAACATATCTTTCTGGTACAATAAATTTTACTACAGCTAATACAGATGTTTTTGGTGTAGGTTCTTTATTTTCTACAGAATTAAAAGTTGGAGATTATATAGATGCAGATACAGGCAACTCATCTGTCAGATTACAAGTATCTTCTATACTTAATAACAATTTTTTAAATGTAACTGGAGCTCCATCAGCCGCTAAAAACGGAGTAAAGTACACTATTGAAAAATCTAGAATAGAAGAAACTAAAAAAAATACTTACATATTTAAATTGCCTCAGGATGTAATTAAAGCTCTTGATCCAACTAGCTCTGAAACAATTTATAATGTTCAGAGACAAGTCGAGAGAACATTAGCATCTGGTCAAGTAACTTTGATTGCTGGAACCGATGAAGTATTTGCTCCTATCAGTTCAACAAATTATTCTATAATAGTTTCACAAAATTCTACTTCAGGACCTACCCCAGGAACTTACATAGATCCCAACACACCCGGTTTGCTCACAAGAGGGGGTACTCCGACGGGTAAAACTTTAATAGTTAATGCAACAACTGCAGGTTCGGGAGTTGGATTAAATGCTGGCCAAATCATTCAAATTATTGCTAATGTACAAAAATCTAATTCTGCTGCAGTAAGAAAAAATAAGACCTTGTTTTCTGACTACGAAGAATTTTTTGAGGATCAAGAAGATGCTACTCAATCCACAATATCATTAGGTCAAGCTGATGTTATTTTATTGAAAGAAGTTAGTATGTCAAAAACTGCTTTTGGAACATCCTATTCTTCGAGTGGCGCAGTAGACATAACTGACAGATTTATTTTAGATAATGGCCAACGATCTACCTATTACGACGTTGGTAAATTAAAACTTAAAACTAATGCCTCTAAACCTAGTGGACCAATAAGAGTAAAATATGATTATTTTGAACACGGTATTGGAGATTTCTTTTCTGTAGAATCTTATAGTGGAATAAATTATAAGGATATACCAACTTTTACTGACGGAAAAACTACTTATCAGTTAAGGGATTGTTTAGATTTTAGACCTAGAATAAGTGATTCAGGGGTAGATTTTATTTCCTCTGGTTCAAGTGCTTCAGAATTTATTACTCAACAAAACGATTTTACTACTGATTATCAATACTACTTACCTAGAACTGATAAATTAGTTGTAGATAAAGATGGTACGTTTTCGGTAATAAAGGGTATCAGCTCTTTAAATCCACAAGAGCCTAACATACTCGATGATAGTGTGGCTTTATATGTACTTAAACAAAAACCCTATGTTTTTGATTTATATAAAGATATTGAAATTTTAAGTGTAAACAACAAACGCTATACTATGCGTGATATTGGTAGAATAGAAAATAGACTAAAAAATTTAGAATACTATACATCGTTAAATTTACTTGAAATTGATGCTGAAAAATTTCAGATTAAGGATTCAGATGGATTTAATAGATTTAAAAATGGTTTTATTGTAGATTCTTTTTCCGGACACGGAATAGGAGATACATTAAATCCAGACTATGGTGCAGCTATTGATATGAATAAGCAAGAGCTAAGACCTCTATGTGAATTTCAAAGACTTCCATTGCTGGAAGTAAATACAACCAATGCTCAAAGAACATCAAATAATTATAGCTTGGTTGGTGATTTTTTTACTCTTCCTTACACCGAAGTAGCTTTTGCTTCTAACGATAAAGCAAGTAAAGCTATAAACATTAATCCTTTCAATACTGGAATATATACTGGTACTATGACCTTGTTTCCTGCCTCAGATTCGTGGTTTGAACAAAAAAGGCTTCCAGATGTATTAACAAACCTAGAAGGTAACTATAATTCTTTGGTAGCTGAATCCCAAGCTAAAGGTACATTTGGTACTGTTTGGGGTGCTTGGAAAGATTTCCATTTTGGTGTTGACGGAACTGTATTAACTCAAAAAAGAGAAGGTTTAGAATATACTGTTAGAGAAAGAATTGATACAGTAACTAAAAATGACGTTGTTAAGTCAACATCTGTACTACCAAAAATGAGGGATGTGGTAATATCAATAAGGTGTGAAGGTATGAAACCAAACACACTAGTCAATGTTTTTTTTAATAGTTATCCTGTCAATCCTTACTGCAATTTAGATTTATCCGAAAGGGCAAATGTTCTTTATCCAAATTTAGATGTATATGCACAGGGTAGAAACAACTTAGTTACTGACGAAACAGGCAAAATATTAATTAAGTTTAATTATACTACTGATGTTTTTCAATTTAATACTGGTAATTATACAATAAAAGTAACTGACTCTAGTTCTAACGATCCTGAAGACACGGAAACATTTGCTGAAGCTGTATTTTCTAGTTCTGGTGAGCTTAGAAATATAGTAAACGAGGTTACCTCTACAAGAAATGCTGTCTTAGACTCTAAATCTGTTTCCGAACAAAGACCAGTTGCAGCACCTAATCCATCAAAACCTCCTCCTCTCTTTTTTGTAGATTATTTGTATAGATACACTTTAGGAAGAGAGCCCGATAGAGAAGGTTATGCTTATTGGTCTTCACAGTTTAGAACATTAGGTTTAACAAATGCAGTTCTTAATGGAGCAGTTTGTTCTGCTGAATTAATTCTTAACGCAAAAGCTAACCCTAGCACTTTTACTGTTGGCTTTAATTTTGGAGAAGGTCCTAGTAAGGATAATTTCGGAGTAAGAGTTCCTCTGACGTTTAATTCTAATGCGAGAATAGTTTGGGACGCAGTTTTATTTTTTGCTGGAGTTGCGCTTCATAATGTATTGCGTAATATAGAACATCCAACTGACGATCTAAATTTAGTTAGAACTAGGCCGGGTTTTGATTACTTATGTTTTCATTACTATATTTCAGTAAAGGCAACGTTGCCTAGAAACGTCGCTGGCCATCCCGCTTCTGGGTGGACAGACGAACAAATTAGATTAGAAGCTTCTAAAGGTGTTGCTACTGCTGTAACCGTTGCTTTATGCAATCCCTTGGATGGATTTGATTGGAAACAGGATGCGTTAAATGCTAAGGCTAACGGAATAGACCCTGCTGCTTATTGGATAAGTCCTACTAATTGGAGCACAGGCTCTCGGAAATAGATAAAAGGTTAAAATGGCAACTCCTACTTACAGCGTAATTGATCCTATAGCACAATCCTTCTTTATTGATAAACCGTGCGTTGTCACAAAAATGGATTTGTTTTTTAAATCAAAAGACAATTTTATTCCAGTTACTGTGCAGTTTAGAAAAAATCAACTAGGGGTACCTGGTCCATACATTATTCCTTTGTCCACTAAATTACTTTCTCCCAGTTCTGTATTAGTTTCTAGTAATGCAAATGTAGCAACTACTGTAAACTTTACTTCACCGATATTTTTAGATACTGGGGAATACTCAATTACATTAGGAACTACCTCTAAAAAATATTCTGTCTGGATCTCTGAATTAAACTCCACAGATATAATTTCAGGTAAAAATATTACAGAACAACCTTATATTGGAAATTTGTTTAAAGGACAAAACATAACATCGTATACTCCTGTATTAACCCAAGATTTAAAATTTATACTTTACAGAGCATCTTACAATACAAGTGTGGTTGGATTTATAGATTTTAAAGTACCTGGCTATCACAACACCACTAAGCTACTTGAAAATGATCCGTTAGAATTGTTTCCTAATAGTTCAATTATGAGAATTCATCACAAGGATCACCCATTCACGAATCAATCATATGTAAGGTTATTAGGTATAGCAAATGCTTTTCCGTTTGGAAATGTTTTAAGTCCAACCATTTTTGGTGGTATAACATCAACGTCTATTGAGGGAAGGCATTTTGTTGTAAGTAACGTTAGGTCTGACTCTTATACCGTAAATCTTTCTGAATCCTCAACTGTTACTTCAGCATTTAGATTTGGTGGTCCTGCTATCGTAGTAGATAGTGATTTAAGATTTGATACTATCTACCCAAAAATACCACATATTAAACAATCTGGGAATATTTCAAGCTCATTTAAAGCTGCTTCTTTATCATATACTTTAGATTCGTCGTTTAAAACTTTAGCTGACGACGATAATGAGTTGGATTACACAAGAATAATTGCTAGCAATGTAAACACTACTTTTAGACTTTCTAACGCAACTCCGTTTGTATATAGGATAAACTTTTCTTCCAATAACACCCTCACATCTCCTCTAATAGATAAATCTCAAATTGCCGTTGTATTGGTTAATAATAAAATTAACTCTCCAAATATTATCACAGAAAATTTAAGATACGACAGAGCAAACGTAGCTGTTTTGTCAAAAGCTAATATATACGTGTTAAATGGAAATGTAGCTTTAATATCCTATGCGTCTGCAAATGTGAGCGAGATAAACAATGCTAAAAGTATTTTAAACGGTACTGATTTAGTTATTACAGGCTTAAATCCAAACAACGGTCAGTACAGAGTATTAGAAGTTTTAAACGGTGGTGCAAATATTAAAGTTCTAAAATTAGCTAATTCTATTTCAGTAGTTACTGATGCTAATATACAAAACAACCATACTATTGTAAACGCTTCTCAATTTGTATATGAGGAAGCTGCTACTGGTGGAAGTGCAATTTCAAAATACATAACTAAAAAAATAGATTTTGTAAATCCTTCAACCTCTATCAATATTAGAGCAGATGTTTCTCAGCCAACAGATACAGAAGTATTGTTTTATTTTAAAACTAAATTAATTGGTGAAGCCGAAAGTTTTGATGTTAAAGAGTTTACCCAAGTAGAAAATGTTACAATTGCACCTTCACTTGATGGTAAATTTATTGAAGTTGAAAAACAAATAGATGCATTAGAGCCTTTTGATTCTTTAATAATTAAAATTGTATTTAAATCATCGCTCACTTATAAAGTTCCTAAAGTAAAAAATTTAAGGGTTATAGCTTTAGAATGAATAAATTAAAAGTAAAAGATTATCCTGGATTAGTAAGAGACTCTTCGTCGAAAGCTATTATAAATGTTGATCAATCGGCTTATTTAAAGTATAAAAATGAAAGAAATGTTCAACAAAAAATTTCTAATATGAGTACAGAAATTAATAATTTAAAACAATCTATGAATGAAATTAAAGATTTAATTTCTCAAATTTTACAGAGAACTAATTAAATGCCATCAATTATTTTAAGACAATCTAGCGTTATTAGTGATCCTTTAGCAACAATTAAAGGTTCTCCATTACTTAATTCTGAAATAGATAACAATTTTGCTAATATTAATATATCTATTGGAAATTTGAACAACTTATCTACTCTTGGTAAATCAAATATAGTTATTTCAATAAACGAAGTAAGTTCTAATATAGGACTGTTATCAGATTTAATAACATCTAATACTGGTAATTTAGTTTTTGCTATTAATGAAATAAAACAGAATGTAAATACTTCAATAGTTGTTGAAGCTTCAAGACTAGTGGACAATTCTATAACTTCCGCTAAGCTAGCACCCGATAGTATAATTTCAGAAAAAATTGCTGATTCCAACATTACAACATCTAAATTAGCAGATGATAGTATTACAACATCTAAATTAGCAGATAGTAGTATTACAACATCTAAATTAGCAGATGATAGTATTACAACATCTAAAATTGTAAACAATTCTGTAACTACAGCTAAAATAGCCAGCACCGGTGTAGTGGCTGCCTTGTATGGAAATGCAACTAGAATTCCTCAAATTACTGTTGGATCAGACGGAAGAATCACTTCATTATCTAATGTTGAAATTAGCGGAGCAGGATTTACCAATTTAAATGCAGATAGCATTACTTCAGGTACATTAGTAGCTGAAAGAGGAGGTACAGCACAAAGCAGCTGGACTACTGGACAAATGCTTTATGCGTCTGGTATTAACACATTAGCCAAATTAGCTATTGGAACGAGTGGACAAATACTATCCGTATCTGCTGGAGGAATTCCGGCTTGGATTAATGACACAGCTGGGGTTTCTTCTGTTGATTTATCTGGTGGTACTACAGGACTTTTAGTGACAGGGGGACCTATTCTTTCTTCTGGAACAATGACTTTAAGTGGAACTTTAGCTGTTGCTAACGGTGGTACGGGCTCAACATCAACTACTTACTGCAGTTTAACAACAAATGTCTCTGGAACACTTCCTATTGTTAACGGTGGTACAGGCACTTCATCAACTGCTTACTGTAGTTTAACTACAAACGTTAGTGGCACTTTACCCGCAATCAGAGGTGGAACTGGGTTTGATCAGTATACGGCAGGTCAAATATTGTATGCATCGAGTACTACAGCCCTTACAAGATTAGGAATTGGAACAGAAGGTCATTTCTTAAAAGTAGTTGGTGGAGTGCCTCAATGGGCTCCAGTAACTGGCACAGGTATCACTAGTCTTGGAGTATTAAATCAAGGTAGTTCTTTAGGATTAACAATACAATCTGATGTTGGAAGTACTATCACTAGCACAGGCACTCTCTCTCTAAGCTTGAATCAAGCGACGTTTAGGAGCCAGCTAGGTCTAGGTTCAATGGCAACCCAAGACACTTCAATATTAAATTCGTATGCAACAACCTCTGCTTTATCTAGTTATGCACCAGCTTCTGCGTTAAGTAGTTATGCTTCTTTAGGTAATAATAATGCATTTAATGGAACAAATACATTTAATGGTGCAGGAAATTATTACAGTGACCATCGGTTTTATGGAAAAATAAGAACTAGTACTGGATTCGGTAGTACCTTCTCGAGTGGTGCGCCCAATCCCAGTGATTATTGGAATGCTTTTTTTCAGTCACAAGTAGCTCACCCAGCAGTCGCTGTTTATGCGCCTGGGGCGGGTTCTGTAGGTGTCGCTATTGGATGCGATACTTTTAATCTTGGACAATTAAATTATGAAGTCTATTATTACGGTACGCCAAACGCACCAGGTAATAACATAGGTGGTGTATTTAGTAGTACAGGAAATTCAGTAAATTTTGCTACTACTTCTGACTATAGACTTAAAACTGATATTGTTACGTTAACAGGAGCAATAGCTCGAATTAAACAATTAAATCCTGTTAAATTTAAATGGAAAAGCAATTTAGAATTTGGCTATCAAGATGGATTTTTAGCTCACGAAGTTGAACCTGTTGTTCCAGAAGCAATTACTGGAGAAAAAGACGCTGTTGATGATAAAGGAAATATTAGGGCGCAACAGATGGACGCATCTTATTTAATTCCTCTTTTAACAGCCTCTCTCAAAGAAGCTATTGCACGTATCGAAACCTTGGAAGCTCAAGTAGCTAGTTTACAAGGATAATAAAATATCCCACTAAGTTTTTTAAAAAAGGGCCTAGAAGGCCCTTTTTTGTTTTTTTTCATAAGATAAATATAAGGATTTTACAAGGAAATCCAAATGGCCGTTACCTCAAATTTATTAATTGAGCAGGGCGCTACCTTTGCTATAACCATTAATTACAATGATGATCTTGGTAATCCCAATGATCTTACTTCCTATACAGCGCAGTCAAAAATGCGCAGATCATTTTATTCTGCCAATTCAACCGCACTAACAGCCAGTATCACCAACCCTGCAAATGGAGAGATTGTTCTTTCCATGACAGCAGCAAACACTGCAAATTTAAGACCAGGTCGTTATGTATATGATCTGGAAGTATCAAATGCCTCTCAAACTTTAAGAGTAATTGAGGGAATTATTACTGTACTTCCAGAGGTTACAAGATAAATGACTGTAAAAGTTAGAGGTTCCAAAGGAACTACAATTTCTGTAACACCAGATTTACAGAAAGAAGCTTCTATTGTAATTAGAAGAAGTACAGATGCTGATTTATTTCTAAGAAATTTAGCTGATGTAAGCAATACGGTTCTTCAAGACGGATATGTAATTGTATATAATTCAAATACAAATCTGTTTCAAGGAAATTCAGCAGTTGATGTTTTTAATCAAGTAGCTGGTAATCCCTTATCTAATGTCCTTTCAGGCAATGGCATAGTAATTACAAACTATGAACCATACTTAGGAACAAGATCACCTCTTATTAACCTTAAAGATTCTGGTGTTGTTTCTGGAGTTTATGGTAATACCTCTCCTACAATTTTAATACCAGTAGCAAATGTTGATCGATATGGCCGAATTGTTAGCATTGCAAATCAGGGTATAGCTAATGCAGAAGTAAGAGTAGCTAATTTAATCGTAACTGGAACTATTTTAGCTGAAGGCAATTCTGTTACAGCTGCTACTGGTATCTTTACTAATAACGTTTTAACAAACGTATTTACTGCTAACAATGCTTATCTTGCGAACACTTCAACATTAGTAATTCAAGGTAATAACGCCTACTTTACTAACTTAAGCGCAACCTCTGTACTTTTAAATAGCTTATCCGGTAATACAGCTAATTTTACTTCTAACGTATTATTAGGAAATGTACTCACATCAAGAGTACAAGCTACTTCTGGTACATTTACTGATAACGTTACCACTACAGTTGTAAGTGCTAATAGTGTTTATTCTGGTAATATAGCTTCAAATGAACTCTCCTCCTTTACAGTCAAAGTTGGAAACGTTCAAGGCAATACTGCTAGCTTTACATCCAATGTTTCTACCGGCAATTTATTAACTTCAAGGATACAAGCTACTTCAGGAAATTTTTCTGAAAATGTTAATACTGTAGTTGTTAGCTCAAATAATATTTTTTCAGGCAATTTAGATTCCGATGTTATTTCAGCTAATAATGTTTACTTAACAGACTTACAAGGTTCTACTTCGACCTTTACTGGTAATGTTTCTACTGGTAATATTTCATCAAGTCGTATAGAAGCTGTTTCGGGATCATTTTCTAATAATGTCACCACAAACGTAGTAAGCACTCAAAGTTTGTATACAGCTAACGCTGATACAGAAATACTTAATTTTACAACCGGTTACGGTTCAAACGTAGTAGTTGAAACTTTATTTGTAAACAATGCTAGTTTCTCATCTAATGTAGTTGCTGGAAATATATCTACCGGAAGAGTAGAGGGAACGTCAGCACATTTTGCAGACAATGTAGTTACAGGAAATGTAAGTGCACTAAACCTGTATTCTTTAAGATTAGATACACAAAACGTTTCTACTACATCATTAAGTACAAATTCCGCCTACTCCAACGCCCTTTACACAAACGAAATAACTTCAACTGTTGGTACATTTTATGCTAATGTAAATACAGGAAATATTTCTACTAACAGATTAGAAGCAGTATCTGGTAATTTTTCTGGTAATCTTACTTCTGATAGTATTCATACTGGACCAGTTTACGCTACCACGGGAAATTATTCCGGCAATGTTGCAACAGGCAACATAGCTACCAACCGTTTAGAGGCTGTATCAGCAAGTTTTACAGGCAATGCTACTGTTGGTAATCTATATGCTGAAAACTTTGTTACTCCAAATCTGTTGGCGTATTATGGAAATTTTGCTCAAAATTTAATTTCTGCAACATTCCACACCAATCACATATTCTCATCAAATATTGATTCGGGGAATGTTAATACTAATTACGTATATGGTATTGGTGCAGATTTTGTTCAAAATGTATCAGCTGGTAATCTAAATGCTTCACAAACTGTTACGACTAACGATCTTAGAGTATTAGGTTCTCTTTACTCTAACGATATTACTGCAGACTTTGTTGTAGTTCAAGGTAACCTGTTTGTACAGGGAACTACTACAACGATCAATACCGAAGAAATTGCATTAGCTGATAACAAGATAGTTATTAATAGCAATCAAACTGGTGTTCCCGTAGAAGATGCTGCTATTGTTGTTAATAGGGGAAATCAAGCTAACGTCGAAGTACTTTGGGATGAAACCTATAATGTTTGGAAATTTACAAACGACGGTAACGTTTACTATCTAATTCCAACTACAACATCAGATTTAATAGAGGGAGCAAATCTTTATTATACAAATGCTAGAGTTCACGCTTCATTATCTGTAAATGATATTGGTGGTGATGGGGAATTAGTTTACAATTCAGCAAACGGTTTATTCACATACAGAGGTCCTTCCTCTTCAGAAGTAAGAGCTCATTTAAGCGCAGCTGATCTTGGTGGCGATGGGTCTTTTAGCTATGATAATACTACAGGTGTATTTAGCTATACTGGACCAAGTAATGCTGAGGTTAGAGCACACCTTAGTGCTGCAGATTTAGGTGGCGATGGATCTTTTAGCTATGATAATACTACAGGTGTATTCAGCTATACTGGACCAAGTGCTAGTGAAGTAAGAGCTCATCTATCAGCAGGAATTGGTTTAAATTACGATAACACCTCTGGTCAATTCAGGCTAGCAAACACCTCTGTAACTGCTGGTACGTACGGAAATTCAATATTAATTCCTATCTTTACAGTAGATGATCAAGGTAGAATTTCCAATGTACAAACTACATTAGTTGCTGGTGTATCTAATTTCACAGCTAACGGCAATGTTTTTACAATCTTTACTACTTCTGGTCAGACATTTACTGCCTCTATTCAACCTAATTCAGTAGCTCTTGGCAGAGACACTTATGGTGATTATGTTTCTAATTTAACAGCTGGTATAGGCGTCACGGTTTTAAACAACACAGGAGAAGGATCAAATGTTACAGTAAGGATAGGGCAGAATGTTGATCCTACTGCTACTGTAACCTTCTCTAATGTTTCTGCACATACCTTTAATGGAAACATAGTAGGTAATTTTGGAAACATTAAAAATCTAGTTGGCGCTACAATAAATTTAACCGGTGACATAACTGCAAATAGTTTCTTTACAAATGTAATTGAAACAACTGTTATTACATCTAATAATATATTTGCTAATTCAATTACTCTCACTGACTATGTAAGCGCAGCTAATGCTACCTTCTCTAGCAATTTAGGTACTGGTAATTTATTTGTATCTGGTAATACTAATATAAAAGATTTGTGGGTATATGGTGAAGCACATTTCTACGGAAACGTAACAACCTACGAAGCAAACAATTTATCTATTTCTGATAATATGATTTTCCTTAACCAGGGAAATCAAAATACTAATCCAGATATTGGTTTTGCATTTAATTACAACGATGGAATTTATCGGCATGGTGGCTTCTTTAGAGATGCCTCAGATGGAAACTTTAAAGTATTTGATCAATATGAGCCAGAACCTCAAAACTCCCAATTTATTGATACAGCAAACACTACATTTCACCTTGCTAATTTACAAGCAACAACATTCATAGGCAATTTGCAGGGAGATGTTTATGGTACGGTTAGTTCATTAGCTAATCATACTACTAGCAATGTAGCCGAAGGTGCAAATCTCTACTTTACCAATAATAGAGTATATTCAAATGTAATCGCTTTAAACTACATTACTAATGCCGCTCTTGTAGGCTATGCAACTAACGCTGAAATTGCGTTAAAAGCCAATATTACTGACCTCAACACATCTAATGTAGTAGAGGGTGTAAATCTTTATTTTACTACAGCAAGAGCGAGAGAATCTATTTCAGTATCTGGAGCTGGTTTATATGATAATACAACTGGTTTAATTACAATCATAGGTGGCGTTTCTTCTGTTGGTGGCTCTACTGGAAATATCACTAATGCCCAGTTAGCATCCTTTATAGTAGACTCCGGGCTTCTAACAACATCAAATGTATCTGAAGGTGCAAATCTTTACTTTACAAACGTTAGAGCGGTCGAGGCAGTTCAAAACACTAATCCTATCTTTAATGATGTAATAGTACAGGGTTCTTTATTCTCTAACGACATTACAGCAGATAACGTTGTTATTCAAGGCAATTTGTTTGTCCAAGGCACCACAACTAGCATTCAAACTAATGAGCTGTCAATAGATGATAATAAGATTACTCTTAATAGTAATGTAACAGGTGCTCCAATTCTTGATGCAGGAATTATTGTTAATCGAGGATCAAATGCTAATGTAGAACTTCAGTGGAATGAGTCAATTGATAGATGGCAATTTACAAACGACGGTGCTGTATATTATTTAATTCCAACATCTACTAGTGATTTACAAGAAGGAGCAAATCTTTATTTTACTACCCAACGCTCGAGAGATTCTATATCTGCTGGCGTTGGAATAAACTATGACAATACTTCTGGTGTAGTAAGATTAGCTAATACCACAGTAATTGCAAACACTTACGGTAATGGTATTTCAATTCCAGTAATTACTGTTGATGACCAAGGTAGGATCACCAACGTCTCAACTGCATTGGTAGCTGGAGTAAGTAGTTTTACTACAAACGCTAATACACTAACAATTGTTACTTCCGCTGGTTCTTCTTTCCAGGCTAATTTAGATCCAGACCTAATAGTTTCATCTACACCTCCAACCCCTGCCTATCAGGGATTAACCTGGATAGATAGCAACACTGGTAAGAGATTTGAATTCTTTGGAGATGAGGATTCTTTCCAGTGGGTTGAATTAATTTCTGATGGTGTAATTCCAATAACTAGCAATGCCTCCGTTCAATCTGTAAACGGATTAGTTGGATTAGTATCACTTACAACCACCAATATACCAGAAGGAGCTAATCTTTATCATTCCAATACAAGAGTAGTTACTGCTCTTACTGGTGGTACTGGGATTGAAATATCCTCTAATGGTTTAATTACAGCAAACGTAGGAGTAATAGGTGGTGGTAGTGTTACATCTGTCAACGGATTGGTAGGTGCCGTAAATCTAGTTACAGCCAATATTAATGAAGTTAATAACCTCTACTTTACAAATGCAAGAGTCCAAACTTATTTAGAAACTGTTGGTAATATTATTCCTAGTGGAAACAATATTCAAACTTTAGGTTCACCAACTAAGCGGTTTAAAGACCTATACATCTCAGGCAATTCAATTTACTTAGGTAGTGTTGTACTTTCTTCATCCGACAATGGAAAGTTTAGAGTTACTAGCCAATCTACCACTACAAATTTAATTTCTGACACAGATTTAACTACAGCCAATGTTGCAGAAGTTACTAATCTCTACTTTACAAACACTAGAGCTATATCTGCCCTATCTGAAGGTTCTGGCATAAATATAGACGCAAATGGTTTAATTACTGCAACAGTTACTGCAGGAGCAGTAAACTCATTTAATAATATATCTGTTGTAAATGGCACAGAAGGCAATATAGTAGCTTCTGGTTCAGATACATTAAAGATTCAAACAACAGGTTTAATTACCGCTAATACCAATCCATCGACTAAAACTCTTTCGTTTACTATTGGTGGCAATTTCCCGTTTTTTGATAGTAATGGATCACAAAATAATATAGCTTTGCGAGTAGCTGATTCGACAGTTCAGAATTCTGTGAGTTTTATTTACCTTCCATTCTCAAAAAGTGATGGAACACCTGTTAATACATTAAGGTATCAATAAATGGCTAACCAAATACCTGTAAAGGCAATTTACACAGCTTCAAACGTTACATCGCTTGGAGAATATATTTCTGGCGATACAATTTCAACAACATACACAGACGCTAAAGTATCAAGTGTAGGTGGTGTAGAAGGAACAGTATCTAATGCTCAACTTGCTTCGGGAATCACTACTTCTGGTATACTTACAACTGCAAATGTAAGTGAAGTAACAAATCTCTACTATACTAACGCTAGAGTATATGCTAACGTTGAGTCAATTGGCTATGCTTCTAATAGTTATGTAAACACAAGGCTGCTTACTAAGGCAAATGTAGCCGACCTTACAACTAGTAATGTTTCAGAAGAAAGTAATTTATACTTTACTAATGCAAGGGTCTATGCTAATGTTACAGCTTTAAACTATGCTACTACTTCACATGTTGCTAGTGAAATAGCTAATTTAGTAAATTCTGCTCCGTCTACACTTGACACTTTAAACGAATTAGCTTCTGCATTAAATAATGACCCTAGCTTCGCAACGACAACTGCAACATTAATTGGCAATTCGTTTAATCAAGCCAATGCTGCTTTTGCAGCTGCTAATACCAAAGTTTCAACAGTCGCTGGCGTAACATCAACGACCATATCTAATTCAGTAATTGCAAGCGGTATTTCGCAAACAGGCATTTTAACTACCGCAAACGTTTCAGAGGTTACAAATCTCTACTTCTCCAACGCAAGGGCAATACTTGCTTCTATTCCTGCAGTATCTCAAATTAATGTTACTGCACCTGGATTTTATTATGCAATGGATTCTTACTCCGGTAATAATCCTACTGTTTATGTTACTGCTGGTGAAACTATATCATTTAATCTCAATGTTGTAGGCCATCCTTTTTATATTAGAGTATCTGCTGGTGGATCTAATTATAATACAGGCTTAACTCATGTAGATAACAATGGAACAATATCAATAGGATCCAGCGCTCAAGGTAAAACTACTGGAGTTTTATTTTGGAAGATACCATATGAATTAGGTAGTAACAACTATGTATATCAATGTGGTTTTCACCCAACAAGTATGGTTGGTGATATTGTTATTTCTACTGTACTGACAACTAATATCAGCGTCCAATTTGGATCATTAGGAGTTGGTACTGCTCCTTCAAATACTGCTGGAGAAATAAGGGCCACTAATGATATTACTGCCTTTTATAGTTCTGATAAAAAGTACAAAGAAAATGTCCAACCAATTCAAAATGCATTAGAAATAATTAAAAATATTGGTGGTAAAACATTTGATTGGACGGATGAGTATATAAAATCTCATGGTGGTGAAGATGGTTATTTTGTTCGTAAGAATGACTATGGAGTAATAGCTCAGGATGTTGAAAAAATATTTCCTTTAGCAGTTAGAAAGAGAGAGGATGGATCTTTGGCTGTAGATTATTCTCGTTTAAGTGCTCTAGCATTTGCTGCAATTATAGAGCTCGCTGAGGAAATTAATAAATTAAAGAATAAGTAAATGCCATTAGGTTCGAACGTACAAATAAGTTTTTCACAATTACAGTCTGAATTTGGCGGAACGGGTGAAATCCGTTTAAGCGATTATACATCTACTTTTGCTTATGATACTCTGGATGTATTTATACTTAATGCTGGTAACGTTACCCCCCATGGTGATTCTAGTTTTATTCCCCATAAAGGTATTGGTAAATTTGTTGGAGGGTATCCAACATTAAGACCTACATCATATAATGTTAATAGAGCTATGGATCCAATCACTGTTTTTTCGGGTATGAACCTTAAATTTAGAGTGCGTACGATATTTACTGGATCTACCATTAATCCATACAATTATTCACCAAATAATAGAATTTATTTAAGTTCTACACCTTATAAAGGAAATGTCGATCTATTAACTACTGGAGTAACTGGTAACCCGGGTAATGGAATTAAAAATGCTTTTGAATATATGGTTTTAGATACATCCTCTTATATTCCTAACGACTTTCCATATGATCCATCTAATGTTGCTACAGTTAGTGCATGGTTAAAGACCGAGGCAAATAGTAATATATTCACATCTGACCTCAATCAGTCTAATATACATTTACAAAGAACTCCAGAAAATGCTATTCCAATAAAAATAATTTCTAGACCTTCAGTACAAAGAGTTAGGATGTTTTCAGATTATGTTGATATTACATGGCCTTCTAATCTTATTTCGGGAAGTGATGTAATAAAATTAAATTCTGGAGGATTTGATATCTGGAAACAATATTATGGTTTTTTTTCTGGAAGAGCTGTTAGAATAGGTCAAAATATAACATTTAAAGTAAATGTATCTGCTTTACCATCAGTTTATTCAACTGGTACCTACTTAGGAATTTATTTTCCGATATTTCCTATAACTTCATACAGTACCTTTGGTTCAACAGCTGGTATTATTGACGGTGCACCATTCTTAAGTTTAGGAACCGGCCGTTCTTTGGGATGGTTTAGTAGCAACGGACCGATAGTTTCTTTCATAGGTGGAAGTGGTTTATCAAATACAGCAGAAAATGTTGCACAGTGTTTAGCGGATGCTATTGGGACATCTCCTAGAGCTGCTGATTATGAAGGTATAACTGGGTTAACAGCTTCTGCATCTAGAAGTGGTAACACCTTAACCGTAACTTTATATAATAATACCTCTGATAATTTGTATTTCAATTATTATGCTGGTGCTACTGACAATAGTGGAAGCTTTCTGGTAGGATACTACAATTCTGCCCTTGTATTTTCTTATTCAAATGATACGTCTGGGTGGAGTAGCGTAGGACAGTCAACGGTCTTTGGTGCTAATTTAGTTTGCTATGTTGATATATTACAAGGTAATATTATTTTTTCCCAAGCCTCCTTTATATGCCCCGCTCAATCTAATGTATATACGTTAAGTACGAATTTATTAAATAGATTTAAAAATAGATTTTACAGTAAAGCACCTGCAGGGCCCTACGAAAGTCAATATGGGTATCAAAGTTTAACAAATGGTATTAGAATAATTTCTGGAATAAATTATGATGAAACATTTAGCAATGTTTTTTATTATGGTGCTGACTCCATAAATAATTTTTTTTCTGAATCTGCCCCATTTGACTCAAAAAAAGTTTCTTTAACAGGAAACTATCTTACTCCTGGTCCGGGATCTTCCAATTTTAATCCTAACATTACTAATTTTAGTAATAATAATTTTTATATAGATACTCGTACCTTAAGTGACTATACTGGTCTACCGATTACTTCCACACAAAACTATAACCACTACGTAAAGCAATTAAAAAAAGATATGAGTCTAAGTGATTATTGGAATGGTTATGGCAATGTTGCTTTGGGACTATAAAAATATAAAATAAATATAAGATTATTAAAGAAAAAATTTAATGCCTATAAATTTTCCTATCAATCCAAGTATTGGTACCACCTATTCCTATAGTGGAAAAACTTGGGTGTACACCGGCAATGCTTGGGAAATACAGATAGTAGCTCTGACTACCTCTGGAGTCCCAGAAGGTAATAACCTATATTTTACCAACACTAGAGTAGTTACTACTATTTCTAGTGAAACGCTTAATAATGCAACGTTTACTGGCAATGTTGTAGCCGGTAATATAAATATAAACGGGGTTATTACTGGCAATGGTAATGGATTAGTTAATATTCCATATGGTTCTATTGTTGGATTAACTACAGAAAATGTTATTGAAGTTTTAAATTTATATTATACAAACACAAGGGCTAGGGCTGCTTTTTCGGCTGGCACTGGTCTTTCTTACAACGTCGAAATAGGCCGTTTCAGTCTTTCCGGAGGAGGCGGCGGTGGTGCAGGCTTTGAAGATATTTTAATTTACTCTCAACCTTAAATGGCAACCTTATCTAGTAACGTTTATAGCAATATTGGTACAACACCAGTAGAAGTTGTTTATGCTGACGGTGGTAAAAATATTACCATTTTAGGTTTAAATATATGTAATAAGTCAGGATCCCCAGTATCTGTTGATGGATATTACGATCGTTCTGGTAATGTCTTCTACATATTTAAATCTCTCTACATTGATGCAGAAACTACGGTAGTTGCTATTGGTGATAATCAAAGGCTTATACTTAAGCCTCTTACACAGCTTATGATTGTTTCAAGTGCTAATTCAGCGATAGATGTTGTTGCTAGTATTGCGGAGACTTATCTAAATTGACCACTACAATTGGAAATAAATTAGCAAGCTCTTTTTACGGGCTTGACACTACTGCTCAATTAACCATGCACGCATTTAGACGTGATGGCGATGGCAATTTAATTTATTCAAAGGTAAATATCTCAAGCAATGAGACTGCAAATCTAACGAACGGACAAGGTCCCGCTTATGAGGGTATGGAAGAGTTTGTAACTGGAGTTACAGCTTCAGGAGTAGTTCATAATTCTATTCCAGTTGGGGTCAATGAGATTGGAAGAAAAGCTTTTTTAGGACAAATATATTCCGTAAAAATTATTAACCCATCTACTAATCCAAAATTTCTTTTAAATGATCAAATACTAAACGAGATAGATGTAGTTACTGGAGCAAAATTTACTTTTGTTACTGATGATCCATCTACTCAAGGATTTCCAATTTATATTTCTTCAATAGCGCAGGGAAATAATTATACATACGAGTATTTGTCGGGTGTAGAAAATTCACGCAGTTCTTATGGTGGTACGCAAGGAGATATTAGATCTAATACAACAGAGCCTTTAATGTTTACTGTACCTGAAAATGCACCATCAGTTTTATATCTAGCTAGCGGCAATCACAACAATGTGTTTATTACACTGCATGTAAATCGTCTTCCTCATTCTAACTTAAAAAACCGTTATTATGGGCAAGTTAAATTTGATGACACAAGAGTGACTTATTTTTTAAATAATGATGGCTATCTAGTAGCAAGATATAATCAAAACTATGATTACTAATTTCCAACATAAAAATAATTATAAATATAGCAGATTATTTGGAGCACAATAATGCCGGATTTTGTACTAGGTAGATTAAAATTTACTTTTAAAGGCCAGTGGCAATCAAACACTGGTTATGTTGCTGATGATATTGTTAGATATGGCGGAAGAAGCTATGTCTGTAAAATAAACCACACTTCTTCCCCTGGCAATGGCTTCTATACTGATAATGCTTATGCTAGATGGGATATTGTTTCCTCTGGCACAGACTGGAAAGGCGATTGGCAAACTAGCACCTACTACAAAATTGACGATGTTGTTCGCTACGGTGGTACTGTATATGTTGCCAACACAGGCCATTTATCTAACGCTACCACAGCTTTTGGCTTAGAGCCGGATTATGATAAATGGGTTACTTACAGTGCAAGTCCTTTTTTCGTTGGGAATTGGTCTGCTAACGTTCGCTATAGAGTAGAAGACGTATTTAAATTTGGTTCCGGTCTTTATCGTGTAACAATTCCTCACTTTTCAAACGCTAATACCTCTTCCAACGTAACCACCTTCAATACTCACCAAGGTAACGTTTCTATTTTTGTTCCTGGTTTAGAGTTTGAAGATACTTATAATAATGCCACCCAATATCAAACTGGTGACATCGTTCGTTACGGTGGTTATAACTTCATCGCTATAGATGAGACAGAGGGCAATTTACCAACTGATACAACTTATTGGAGAGTTTTATCTACTGGCTTTAAACATAGAGGTGATTATAATAACTCTACCGTCTACGAGCCAGGTGATGTTGTAAGATATGGCGCCTCAAGTTATGTCGCCAAGCTTGATTCTACTGGTAATCTTCCAACCAACGCCACCTACTGGGATCTTTTAACCAGGGGTCAGATGTGGAAGGATTACTATGCTGCCAACGTAGCTTATAAGCCTGGTGATATCGTTCGCTATGGTGGATTTATCTACGTAGCAAACGTCGATACAGCTGGTAATGCTCCTTCCAATAACACTTTTTGGGATTTGCAACAAACTGGAATTAGATGGAATAATATTTGGGATTCAAATACCACCTACCAGTTAGGTGATGCTGTAAATTATTCTAATAGTGCATACATTAGTATTGTTTCTGATAATGCCAATATTATTCCAGGAGATCCCGGAAGTGAGGTAAGCTGGAGTTTAGCTGCTCAAGGTTCTCAAGATACCTTTACAACTACTTTAGGTGATATAGCATATCGTGGTAATGTAGGTATGACTCGTCTAGGAATAGGCGCCGTAGGTCAAGTACTTACATCAGACGGTTCTATTCCTTATTGGAAGACTAATTCCAATACCGGTAATGTTTATTATGTTGCACCTGAAGGTGTAGACTCAGCTGGATACGGCACTTCATTACACGCTCCATTTGCCTCTATAAAGTATGCTACTCAGCAGGCTGACAATAATGCTACCATCTTTGTTAAGTCGGGAGAATATTACGAACAGCTTCCCATTACCGTTAAGTCCAACATGGCTATTGTTGGAGACAATCAACGTACGGTAATTATTAATCCTAAAGCAGGTTTGAGTGATGATGGTTCAAATACCAACGCTCAATCCACAATGTTCTTAATGTCTGATGGCGCTATTATTAACAAAGTTACCATGAGGGGCATGACAGGATGGACAGCAAATAATCAAAATGAACAGAACTTAACCTCCACCACACCTAGAGGTGTATTTGTAAGACTCAATCCTGCTACTCCTATTATTCATAAGAGTCCTTATATTTTAGAAGCTGCAGCCTTTGGTACAGGTGCAATTGGTGCTTTAGTTGATGGATCTGTGCACGGTGCTCTTGGAAATAAATCAATGGTGTTTCACGGATATACTGTGATTTCTAGTGATGGTATAGGTTACTGGATTAAAGATGGTGGTAGAGCGGAGATTGTATCTTGCTTTACATATTATTGTAAATTTGGATATGCTACCACTGGTGGTGGTATTATTCGAGCACTAAACGGAAACAACTCTTACGGTAAGTACGGTGTTTACTCTCAAGGTTTTTTAACCACAGAACAACCAGTAACCGGTAATGTGTATGGGGATTTAATTTCAGGTACATTTACAAACGGTACTTTTGCAGCTGGTAACTTACTTACCGGTAATACTACCGGCGCTACAGCTATTATCACCAATCCTCAGATTTCTTCTAATAAACTATACATTAAGTATCTTACTGGATTAAGATTCCAAAATAATGAGGATATTAATTCAAATGCAGGTGGTACAGGCAATTTAACTAGCAACGGAAACGTAGCTGGGCAAAATGGCTTTACATTAATGGCCAATGCGTTTAGTTCTGAGCCTGCACCTGGTAGGTCAATACAATTTAGTGATGATCCAACAAACGCCTATGTTATTCAAAGCGTTTCAGGTACTTTTCTTGGTGCAAACAGTGTAATGACTATAGTCCTTACACAGGATAAAGCTCTTAGATCATTAGACAACGCTGGATTAATTCTACGTAGAGACTACAGTCAAGCTAGACTTACTGGCCATGACTTCTTAAATGTTGGTACAGGAAACGTTATAACTACTAACTACCCCGGTGCCCCCACAACACCTCCTGCCCAGGGTAATGAGGTTGTAGAAGATTTTCCCGGTCGTGTGTTTTATATTTCGTCAGATCAAGATGGTAACTTCCGTGTGGGGGATTATTTTAGAATTGATCAGGCTACCGGTACAGCAACATTAAATGCTTCAGCTTTTAACTTAGCCGGTCTTACATCTTTAAGATTAGGTTCCATTGGTGCTCAGTTAGGTGAGACGATTAACGAGTTCTCTTCTGATGCGACAATGGGTGGTAATTCAAACGCTGCTGTACCTACCGAGTATGCTGTTAAGACATATGTAGACAATGGGGATGCAAATGTATTATCGACTGTTAATGCAACTCTCGCTGGTGGTATATTAAACAGAAGAGATGGATTCTTTTTGGGTGCAATGTAATAATATAAATATTAAGAACAAAACACAGGAAATAAAATGACTACTGGAATTTATGGAAAAGTTAACTTAGCAGCTGCAACAGATACTATTTTAGTTGGTAATACGTCAGTAGATACTGGTAAAACGGCTGTAATTACTATCAACTTTGTAAATACAAATGCATCTACTAACACAGCTCTTCGAATAGCACTTACTACAGCCAATGCTGCTGGTAACATAGAAGCTGGAGATTTTATTGAATATGATACTCCTTTGGGAGGATTAGGTGTTTTGGAAAGAACTGGTATAGTTGTACCAGCCGGTGTTAGTATTAGTGTAAGATCTAGTGCTGCAAACGTGAACGCAATAGCCTATGGTATAGAGAGCGTATAATGCCAATCTCAATGTTTTATGACACGACAGGTTCAAATATCATTCCTCACACTTGCTCATATACTGTTCCTGCAGGAGTTGTTTCAATAACATTTGAAATTTGGGGTGGTGGAGGAGGTTCTGGTCAAGGTTTTTGCGAATGCGATTGTAGACTTCGAACCGGCGGAGGAGCTGGTGGTGGATATAGTATGATAACTATTCCTGTCACAGCAGGAGATGTCTATACCATGAATATTGGTAATGGTGGTGTTTCATCAGGCGGTTATGGTGGACCATCAAACAATAATGGCACCGGCAGAGGATGTTGTGGTGGTACCACATTTATTACAGGCACTGGACTTACAAACTTTTGTGCTGAAGGCGGCGGCGGTGGTTGTGCAAATATAACATTAGTATGTTATGGCTGTGCATGTTGGTATGATGGAGGTGGCAATGCTTACGGTGGCACAATAAACCAAAAAGGTGGTCCAGCAAGACGAGGGAGTATTGGTGGTGGTAGCTGCTGGAATCACTATTCATTGGGTGGCGATGCAGCTGGTCCCGGTGGTGGTAGGGGTGGTTGGAATATGACTCCCCATAGCTCTTATGGGTGTGGTAGTAGAGACAGCAATCCTCTTATGGATGGTGTGTTACCTGGTGGAGGTGGAGCTGGACATGGGTGTTCTAATCAGTGTAACTGTTGTAATTTCGGTGGTGGAAGAGGCGCGTCAGGATTAATTAAGGTAACGTGGTAAAAAATGACAACTACTTATAGAGATTTTTTAAAACAAGTTAGAAATAATATGCTGGTAGAAACAGATGCCCGCTTAGCTAATGTTGTTGATCCCGTTGAAATTGCAAGATGGGAATTATATCGTCAACAATTAAGAACATTTTTTGATGATAAGCCCGAGGGGTATGACTTTTTAAATTTTTCATGGCCTGATAATCCCGATAATATCGATTCGCTTAAAGAAAAAGCAAGAGAGGGTGATACAGAGGCTATAGAAATACTAAAAAGGAAGGGTTTATAATGCCGCGCTATATCTACGGAGGTGTTTGTGTAGGGGCCACGGTAGGGTCTATGAGACAATACATTACCACTCGCTCCGTCCTTGGCCAAGATAATCACTCCACTGCTTGTACGTCTTGGACAGTTCCAGCTGGAGTTACATGTGTAACCTTTGAATTATGGGGAGGTGGCGGAGCGGGTACTCCCACATGCTGTTGTATGTGTTTTAATGGTCCTCCGGGAGATGGAGGCGCCTATTCAATGAAAACACTAGCTGTCACTCCGGGCGATTCGTATACAGTCTGCGTAGGGTGTGGTGGGTGTGGTAATGCTTGCTGGTTTAATGGTAATGCTTGTGGATGTCAAGGAAGAAAAACGTTTATCACAGGCACTGGACTTTCAAACTTTTGCGCTGAAGGTGGACAGGGTGGAATATGGTGTAATGCTTCTCCCTGTAATATGTATACCATAGCAAACAGTACTCGTGCTCAGGCTTATGGGGGAGATATAAATTTACCCGGTACTCCAGGTCAAACCTTTGGGTGTGGTTGGTATCCGGGCTCAAGCAATTGTAGTATTGCTCTCACTGGAAGCGCTCCGTTTGGTGGTGGTTATCAGCCTACAATGATGGGTGTAGGCCAATGTCAAGTTCCAAGTTCGTGTGGAGTGACTGGAATATTTCCTGGAGGAGGCGGTGGTCCAAGAGCTATGATGTCTACATCAATGTGTGACTGCTGTGCAATGTGTGCTGGTGCAGGCTCAGATGGTCTAATAATTATTACAACGTAATCGGATAAAAAATGAAATATATAGTAATAAAAAAAGATACTGGTAAAATATATGATAATTTTATGTACGAGAATACGTCTGTTCCAATTAACGAAGAGCAACTTGCTTATGTGCCTTTAACTTCCGAAATGGAAGAAGCGTTAACAAACCACGAAAAAGTTATAGATTATAATCAAACAAAGTTTTTAAATGGCTCTTGGCAAACAGTATTAGTTGTACCAGAAAAAAACAATATATTAGCAGATAGAACGAGAGATAAAGCTGCTTTTCTCGCAGAAGCTAATAGAAAATTACTTATTCCAGATGCATCACCAACTTTTAAATCGCTTGTTCAAAATTATATAGATGAACTGAATGCAATTATACCAACAAACGATGAATTTCAAGGCATTGTCTGGCCAGTAAAGCCCTGGTAAGGAAAAAAATATGGCAAGGTTTACTTCAGAAGCTTTAACTAAATCGATAAGTAGTAGAGGAAGCAGAAGCAATGTAATTACTAATGCTACTTGTACGTTCACCGTTCCATCAGGCGTATCATGTATATCATTCGAATTGTGGGGTGCAGGAGGTTCGGGTGGTGCAAGATGTTGTTGTGATTGTTATCATCAGGGTGCAGGCGGAGCAGCTGCTGGATATGCAGCTATGACTATTCCTACTTCTGCTGGAACTAATTATTCGATACAGGTAGGTAGAAATCAACATAGAGAAACTTATGGGTGTTCTCATCCTTTATGTTGTGGGGATGGGGGTCAATGTACTTGTGTAACTGGAACAAACATAACATGTCTCAATGCTGGGTGTGGAATGACAGGAAATAATGACTGTCTCACATACTGCAATTGTAGTAACTGTTGCTTTGGTCATGCACCTTCTCATACAAGTGGAGCAACGACTTCATCAACAGCATTTTCGGCTGCGAGTAATAGAGGTTCAATACACAACTGGATAGATAATGGTGGATTTCAAGGAACTTCCTGTAGAAATTCAGGTGGTTATGTGGGAATGGGTACAGACTCTCAAGCTTGGGGTCAAACTTACGTAACATCAGCTGGTGGACCTCCTTTCAGACACGGTATATTTGAACAATCTTTAAATTGTAAGACCTATTATTATAATTTTAGTGCTTACCCATCTGGATCTGGAGGTACACATTGCCAGTGGTTTGGTACTGCAGGTGTAGGTACTATTGCGGAAACATGTTGCATGTGTGCATATGCTCCAACAGGTCAGCATGGTGTAGTAATCGTTAGATATTAATTGGATAAAAAATGACAGATAATACAGTTATTCCTCAAGATAGAAATTTAACAGAGGAAGATTTTGCGCAGTTAAAAAGAGTACGTAATAATTTTCTTACATCTACAGACAGTTATATGTTAATGAACGATCTTCCTGATTCTTTATTGGAGAAAATAACTTCTTATAGGAATACAATTCGTAATATTGATTCAAAGTTTGGTACCGAGTGGGTAAAAGAAAGTGATATTGAGTGGCCAGACATTCCCACTGAACTGATTACTAAACACACAGTTCCGTTTGTTCCTCCACCTGGATCAACAGTAGAAGTATAAAAAAAGGGGCTTTATAGCCCCTTCATTGTTTTTGGATCGTCTAATAATACATGAGGACGCCATGGATTATGTTGCATTGTTATTGGTAAAACTATATCTACGGCAATACTAATTCGTGTCTTTTCTGTCTTATCGCTGTAATGTCTAATCCAGCTTGGAAAAAATATCAATCTACTTTCCTTTGTTTCGATATGAAATTCCATCTCCCTCTCCCCCTGAATCCCAAAGGGATGTACAATCCTTAAACACGAATTATCTGATTGAGGATAGTAAGTTCCAGCAAGGTATGCATTATTATTAGCAACATGGCAGTGGCTGCTAATAAATTCCCCAGGTCTTAGAACATTTGCCCAGCAATGGGCATAGACTTTTACTCTAGGTGCTTTTATGTCAGATAAAAAAAGTAAGTAATTTTCTCTAAATTTCTTAAAAAGTTCATCTTGTATAGGGTTAGGTTTAAACTTCACAAGATGATCGCCCTCTAACCTTGGACCAGTGTCGTCAAATAAATTGTGTTGTTTCCATTGTTGTGTAAACTTGTAAGGATCACTATCATTTTTTGATATTGGACTTACCAATTCTTCTTCCCGAAGGATTTGTTCACATTCTAAAACGTATTCTATTAGCCTCTTATTAAATTCTGATGTTCCATCTTGTGAACAATAAATCGGGGCATTAATATCCAATGCAAAGACTGAATTGGCTTTACCTTCATTTCCATTCCAAATTATAGTACGTTTACTCATCTGTTTTGTTGGGAACTTTAATTAGTTTACTTATTTCTGGTAAGTAGAGATACTCTATATCAGAACGCCTTAAAGTATCAAGAGCATCATCTATTGTTTCAACAAGTGGATCTCCACCAAGATTAAATGATGTATTAAATAGTATTGGAACATTAGTTAATTTATAAAATTCTTCTATCAAAGCATAGTAATGTTCATTTTGCTCTTTTGTGACTGTCTGAATTCTGCACGATTTATCTACGTGAATAATTGAAGGTATTTTTTCTTCTACACCTGATTTACAATTTACAGCGTACATCATAAATGGACTTTCTTCTAAGCCCCTTAAATCAAACCAATCATGCACATACTCTTTTAATATTGTTCCAGCAAAAGGTCTAAACCATTCACGTTTCTTTACGCCATTAACTATATCTTTACCGTTAACAACAGTCGGATCAAATAATATACTTCTGTTACCAAGAGCTCTTGGACCTCCTTCAGAACCACCTTGATAAAGCGCTACAATATTTTCTTCTCGAATTAATTTTGCTACATCAGCTGGAGATACATCCGACATTGATTCGTTATTTTGAAGCAAAATATCATATGAACCTTTTTCTGCAAAATAATTTGGTCCATAGTAAATGTGTTTTGTTTTACGAATGATGTTATCCTCACAAAGAGTGTGGTGTGCAAGTTTTGCAGCACCTATACAAGTACCTCCATCGTGACTGATGGGTTCGTTGTATATTTTAACTCCCTCCGGGAGATGAGCAAGGTATTCATAATTTGCTACACAATTTAATCCATAACCTCCCGCTACTACAATATTCTTACAGCCTGTCACTTCAATAGCTTTAAGAATAAGTCTTAATACTTCTTTCTGTGTGGCTTGCTGTACTGCATAGGCGAGATTTTTTTGAACTGTAAGATTGTCTGTATCTAAGTACGGATACATCACTCTATCAATATGTGCACCATTTGGATAATTAGGAACAAATAGGTTACGATTGCTGAAATAACGTCCTTCCTTACCGTGAAATATAAAAGGTATGTTTGGGTCTTCCTCACCATAAGAAGCAAGACCCATGGCCTTACCTGCCTCTATAAAAGGAAACCCACAATAATCTGTCATCGCTTCATAACATTTTGTAATACCAGGTTTATCAGAAAAAATAACATCATGTAAAACATCTTCACGCCCACGGTGAGAATGAGGTACTTGAATTTTTTCAAATGCAAGTTGAGGACCTCGTAAACCAATATGTTTGTATTTTGTCATAATGTTGGCTGGATACTGAGCATGAAAAATACTCTCTAATTCCCAACCTATAGCATTTTCACCTAACGGAACAAAAGTACCTGCACCATCAACAATAACACAAGCTGCCTCTTCAAATCCCGAATTATAGAAAGCACAAGCTGCGTGCAGTTCGTGGTGTATCATTCCGTAATCTTTTACTTGGGGATGTTCTCTTCCGCTAAAACGTTGATCTATGAGACCAATTTTACGAGCAAAACCAGTGTACATATCATCACCAGTAAAATCAATTTTACCAGCAGCTTCAAGGGGTTGAGTGTGTGCAACAGCTAGATAATCTAGTTTGTCTGTATATTCCTTAATTTTTAACATGCCAGCTAAAGGACCACCGTCATATTTCTTTTTACTAAGTCTTTCTTCTTCGAGATAAAATACTATTTCACCATCTTTAAGAAGGCATGTTGCACCATTGTGACCACGAGTAATACCTGCTATCCACACCGACATACTATTCTCCAACTTTCTGTTTAATATCCGATAAAATATTTTTTATAATTTTATCTTCTTCTTCTTCGTTAAAATTCATACAACTATCGTTTATTCTATTTGATTCAACACACGCTAATTCACTTATGCGAATAGGATCATAGCGCTTTTGAATACCTTCTTTTTCGATGATGTTAAAAAATCCAGGGTAAGATACATTTATAGCAAACGTTGAGCCAAGTATAACAGTACCTGGTATTTCATAACCTCTTGCTATATGTTGGCCCACACTATCACAACCTATAAAATAATCACATTGTTCAATAACACCAGCCCACTTTCTTAAAGTGATGTCTTTGGGAGCAAGAGTAATATTATCTCCATAAATTTCAAATTCACTCATTGATATAAGATTGTAGTGTTCCTTAAGTGTGTTAACAATTTTTAAATATGTTGATAATTCAATACTTCGACTACCGTGGTCTACACATAAGCTTAAATTGTCATCTTTAATTACACCACGACCAAAAGGCTGAATAACAATTGTTTTTTCTTTACCGTGTTTTTCTTTAGCTGCCTTGGTAATTGCTAGACCGTAAAGCTCCTCCTCTTTATTGAGAGTAAGTTTTACTTTATAATTTTCAGCAGGTTCATAAGAACCATTTATTTGTTTATCGAACGCTTGAGCTAAACTGATTTTTTGATTATAATATTCCCATTCACGATAAGGTTCGGTGGTAATTATTTCCCCATTACGAATAATATTTTCAAATATACCTTTGGAGTTTGACTCAAATGTGCGGTCTTGTAGTAATTTATTTCCTAATACAAAATCCATACCTCCCTCGGTAATAATATAACTTTCGGGATTATTTCTAATAAATTTTTCTAAAGCTGGAAGTGAGCATATCATTCGTCCAGCACCACCGTTTACGAAAATACATTTATACATAGCCGTTCCATTACCTTTTGTCATTATTTGTTATTCCTGTTCCAATGTCAACACAAAATCTTTCAAGTTAGAGTAAATTTGAACCTTTTCTTTACCCGGGAGATTAATTTTTTTAAGTTTTTCTTGTGCTTCAAGACCTTGACCGGTAAGTATTAAAATAGGAATAGCTTTAGCATTTAACGCCATTTTTACATCTAATAAAGAATCTCCAACAATATAACCCTTACTAAATTCAACTCCTGTTTCTTTTTCCGCACGTTTTACCATACCTAAATTTGGTTTTGCGTAAACATCCGTTGCCTCGTCCGAAGTGTTATAATATAATCCATCAATAGACTGGCATCCAATCTCACCGAGAAGTTTAAACATATAATTATTGACGTTATCTACTTCTTGTGTGGTTAGTTTATTTCTATAAATACCCGGTTGATCACTAAACACAATTACTCGATGTCCCAATTGTCTCATGCGTAGTATTGATTCTAATGCACCGGTTATGGGTTTAAAGTCATAGGGATTTTTAATAACTTGTTTCCATTCAGCAATTACTCCATCCCTATCAACACCAACAACAGGTTTATTGAATACAGTAGGAAAAGGTTCTGAAAAAGAAGAAGTATTTACTGACTTGATTGAATTAATTAATTCAAGTGTGTAACGCGACATTATCAACTCCAAGGGATACATTGTTTATCATTAATTATAACATTATTTAGTGCTATGGTCAATACATTAAAAGAAGCAATAAAAGAAAAACACGACATTGCAGAGAAGACTGTCTTCGCTGAACATTTGTTTTCAGGAAATATTAGTGAGGATACTTATGGTAGTTTTTTATACAATCTTTACTTAATTTACTTCCAGCTCGAAAAAGAATGCACCACAAACAACCTTTTAGAAGGTATAGAGGGTATTTGTAGA